GCAGCGTCAGATGTGTATAAGAGACAGGGGGAAAGAGTGAAAAATGGGGAAGGGGGATAAAGTGAGATATGGAAAGTGTTAACGGAAGTAAAAACAGAAAGGGGAGACGAAGCGAAAGAAAGAAGACGAAAACAAGAAGGGATTTTGGGAAAAAGGCGCGCCCGGCAAAAATTTTCTCGAAAAAATTTTGTGGATTGAAAAATAATCCCTATGTTTGCAGTGCTTAAACAAATGGCGGCTCAGTTCTGAAAAGAGTTGGGAACCGCAAAAGAAAAGGGGTTATCTCTCTGGAGTGCGCTTCTACAAATACCTCTTTTAAACTTTCCCCTTTTCTTTTTGTTTTGTAAGCAGGTATTTGTGGGCGTGAATATCCTTGAGCAAGATATTTGTAAAAATTGAAAATTTTGTAGAAGAAGCACATTTTAGAGAGAAATGAAAAAAGATACAGAAAAATCGGCATCACGCCAGGACATTCCAGAAAAGATTAAATCTCCTATTAAGGATTTTAAGAATATACAGACTATCCAGGATTATGAGTATTGCTGCGTATTGTGCGCTATTAGATTGATAAACAACAAGTATTGTAAGAGAAACCAGAAGAAGTATCAGTATAAGACGTTTTGGAAAAGAAGTTTTACTACACAAGAACTGTCATTGAAGATTGCGGAAGAAGTGGGTATTTCCTACAGAAAAGCGAAGGATTATATCAAGTTTTTAAGACTGAATGACTACATTAAATTCCCCGAAAAGGATGTATGTACAATCATAAACAAGGATTACAAGGATGTAACGGAAGAGATGTATTTACCGGATTATTTGCGTTATGTGATTAAGGAGAAGGGGGTGAAATGGCCTCCTATTTTTACAAGGATATTGAATTACATTTCAAAGCAGATAAGGCATTATAAGCATTGTAAGGAGATTGCAGAGTATAATTTGGACGTATGGAATGACGAGGAATCAAAGAAAGACGAGATTTTAAAGATAGTTGAATGGCTGTACAATAACGAGGACTGGAAGGAATCGGATTATGACAAGGTTTATGAAAAGGCTGTAAAGATGGCGCATAAGCACGCATTAGAGGCAATAAAATGGAACAATTGCGAAGTATCGTTCTATGAAAGCCCTAAACGTATTGCAAGCCGTATGAAATGCAGTGTAGATACGGTACGGAAGTTTATAAAGGCATTGAAAGAGATTTTTGGAGAAAGAGTATACATGAAGCCGGAAAAGGCGACTAAATCAATGAGATACAACCCTAATTTGAATAACTATACAATAGCATTGCCGGACAGGGAAGAATGGAAGAATATGTTTGCAAGAAGATTCGAGAAGATTAAGGAAGGTGTTTCAAGGGTAAAGGATTCTGTTTATTATCTCAAAAGAGTTTGGTTCAGAAAAGAAAAGGGTTATTTGTGGGAAGACAAGGAGTTCAATAGAATAGCAAAAAGAAGTGCTACTGTAACGTGTGGAGAAAAGGAATTGCCGTGCAAAAAGAGGTTGAGTTTTTATTACACCCTAAAAAAGAACTTGGAATACTGGGAGGACAATTTCGAGAAGGAAAAGGAAATAGAAGAAGAAAAGGAACGTTTTTATAAGTCTGAAATACAAAGGGAGGTTGAAGAAAACAGCAGAATTGATTTGGTGGCGAAATATCGCTGTCACGAGGCACCCGAATACGAAAATTACAACCCTAATGAATTTGAAGCATATAGAGTATGGAAACGGTAAGTGAATACATATACAATGACTATGAGACTGAGGACGTAGAACTGTACGCAGAACAGATGATACGGGAACGCATAGCGCGTGACGAGAAGCGACGCGAACAGATAGAAAAGGCTTTGGCGAAAGCCGAAAGGACCAGGAAACGGGTAGAAAACAGAAGACGGAAGTATATAAAGACAAACCCTATCCGCGCGAAGTACAAATACCCGGTATTGGATAAATATTCAAGTTAAAAGCTTGGTTATTTGACTGATAATGCCTATTTTTACCGTTGTAATTGCAATTTCGTTATAACTTAAAAAGGCATTATTCATGGATAATAATAGAAAAGAAGAGAAAGTGTTCGGACGTGCACAATTTGAACAGTTTCTCATTGACAAAGACTATGAGGCATTCACCGCAAAGCAGGTAGCGGCTTTTGCTACTGATGTTTTGAACAAGTCAGAAAAGGACGAAATGGACGAGTTCGAGAAAGCATGTGCGGCTGCGGACTGGAAATCACTGGAAACGGTTAAAGTGCTGAATGACATTTACGAGGAAGAACCTATGTTCATAAGACCTTCACAGGTGGAAGTGATACCGGGAAAGGAAGGTATTTTTAAATCAATGTCCGAAAACCGGGACATGCTTCGATACAAAGAAACACCTCTGAACATTTTCAAGGGCATAGCCGGAATGTGCGTATCTGATGATATAGAGAAGGCACGGAAGGGTGAACCTATCGGAACCGTAAAAAGCTGGGGAGGGAAAGAATATGTGAAGACCGCTAACGGATGGGTACGACGCCAGGGAATCAAGACAAAGGAGACCGCGAAGGAGGAGAAGCCGAAGGAAAAGAAAAGCGGTTTCCCTACAGTTGAAAAACTCGTGGCTGCGGCCGCAAAGTCGGGGCACAACCCTAAAGAGGCAGAGAACGTTATCAGAGAACGCTATGACTATCTGAAAAAGAAATATCCGGAAGCCTCACCAAGTAAACTTGTACACATTGCATATACAATTTCCTAAAATTCCGTCGCATATGATTATGGCAAACCTACATAAAATAAGGGAATACGTAATGAGTTTATATTTTCCCGTGTTGCTGAGCATACCTATCTCTTTTTCCAACACGACATCCTTCGTTGAGAAATATGTGTTTCGGGACTGGGAGTTCTTGAAATACCTAATGATTCTTATAGTGATAGATACACTTGTAAGCTGGGTATACCATATCAAGAACAAGGACTTTTCAAGCAAGGGATTTTCAATGATTATTACGAAGCTTTTCATTTATTCCGCTATTCTGATTGTTTCGCATGTGATGGGGAACTTTACGGTGGAAGGCGGTAATGTGGAGATATACACATGGTTCCGTGCCGTGGTGTGTAACGCGCTTATAATACGTGAATCAATCTCAATCGTGGAGAACGCGGCAAAGGTAAGCCCCACTTTGGTACCTCAGAGAATTAGAAAATATCTGTCTGATTTCGACGAATTCGGAGACAAGAAACCAAAATAAAAAATAATAAACAATGGTTATTTCGTATTTTATAATTAAAAATAAAAGATTATGAGACTGTATAGATTTTTGGACGAAGAAAAGAATATTGATGTGACATTGGTAACTGACGGAAGTTGCGACCAGAAGAAAGTGTTCATTACCGAATCACCGCGTGGAATTACCCCTAAAGGAAACGTGACGGACCCCGAAGGCGGTGCAGAGCTTTTGAAGCTTGGTTTCAAATGGAATGTAGGCGAAGCCGTGATGCACGAGGAACTTGTAGCATTTGCAGAAGAAAAGGGTTTGGAATTAATTATCGACCCCCAGGGATTGAATGAAATCGTTGCGGTAACGGCAGAATGGAACGATGCAGATGCGTGTGTAATCACCATTAAAACAAGTGTTCCGGCAAAGAAGGATGTCGACATTTATTTCCCTAATAGCGTGAATCTGAATGAGAGCGCAGAAAGATTCGGGGTAGTGAGAGGAGACCGCAAAACCATCTCTACAAAAGTTATGTCTGGTAAACCTATGGCGTTTACGCTGGCTGACCTTGGTCTGGATGCAAAGGAAGACTTGAACGTAGTGGTAATGACCGACAACAATACGTGGCGCGAAAAACTTGTGGCACAAAACGCATAAGGACATGTTACGGTTATTGTTTACAACAGAGGACAATGTTCACCAAATGACCGTCGTAACCGACGGAATCGACGGTCAGATGAAGGTTTTCGTTACAGAAAGCCTTTATGGTGATGTGGAATATTATAAGGGGCTGGGTATCGTGATTGAACCCGGACACACCTATAATATCGGACAGTTCAAGGAATGGGCGTTTAAGGCGCTTGTTAAGCTTATCTCATATCCGGAAGGATTCGGAGAAGAAGGCGCGGTATTGTCGGACGTGCAGGAAGTTGTGGAATACGTATTGGAGACTAAAGAACCTACACTCAATTTCCCTGCAAAGGGAGGTGATGATATGTGCGTAGTGACGTCTTCAAAGCAGACTTTCAAGAATGGACAACCAGTAGGACATCCGGAAGGCGTACCAGTGGAATTCTCAATATCTGGGGCAGGATTCAAGGTTGACGGTGGAGGACAAGTAACGGTTGACGAGAACCCCAACAACACGACAAGAAAAGCGGTAGTGACGGTTAAACAGAATGAAAGTGGAAAGACATTGCAGATTACATGCAACCAGGCTGCATCTACTGTAACCTACGAATATGCGCTTACAGTAGACCCGATAGCGGTAACGTTCGACGGTGCAGGAGGTGAAAAGCTGGTTACCGTGACTTCTACAAGAACAAAAGTTCTGAACGGGGTAAAACAGCAGGCAGAAAGCTATCCTACGGACATAGAGCTTGCAGGTGAGGGATTCAGCTATGAAGTGAGCGGAAACAACTACAATCTGAAAGCCGAGGAGAATACCGGGACCTCACAGAGAACGGGAAAGGCGACCATTTCACAAGATGGCGGAAAGACTGCGGAGGTTACACTCACACAGAATGCGGCTACAGTGACATATGATTATGCGTTGTCTGCCAATTCACAGACCATACAGTTTGTAGCGCTTGGAGAAACGAAGAGTTTACAAATTGTTTCAACAAGACAGAAAAAAGTCAACGGCAAACTGTCTGGTGGTGTCGAGAAGGTAGATACGACTGCACAGATTACCGGAACTGGATTCAGCCAGACTTCATCTGAAACATCTAATGGAGAGAATTATAGTATAGTGGCGGCTGAAAATAAGGCAGAAACAGATAATGACGGTTCTATTACTATTACACAGACTGGAAGTAACAAGACGGTAAAGGTTACGTTAACACAGCTTGCAGCGACAGTTACCTATGAATATACATTGACTACAGACCCGACAACACTTTCATTTGCAGCAGCAGGAGAAACAAAGATATTCGGTGTTTCAAGTAAGAAGCAAAAGAAGGTAAACGGAAAGAATGAAGGTGCAGCAGTGACAGTAGATTATGATACGGTTGTAAGTGGCACAGGGTTTACTAAAGGCACTACCGAATATTCTGTAGTGGCGGCTGCAAATACTGGTGCACAGCGTACCAGAACGGCAGTTGTGACAGCAGTAGAAGGAGGTAAGGAAGCTACCGTGAATCTAACTCAATTGGCTGGAGCTTAAAAATTATTACGATGGGAAAGAGAAAAGGAAAGATTATACAAAAAGCGGAAAAGCCGGATTTGATTGCAAGCCTTTCGAGTTTGTCTATTGAAGAGATAGACATGCTGCAAAAGGCCGCTCCTATGGCATTCCAAAGCAAATTGCAGGCTGCGTTAAACTCAAACGATGCAGGGGAGATAATGAAGGCTAATTTGTATCTGGGAGAAATTAACAGGCAGCCTACAAAAATACAGTCTGTTTTCTTTGACCCTAACGACATATCCGGCAACGGAAGAGGATTCAAGGATTCCAAAGGAGTTCTATCCTTTTCCGTATTGCGTCGGATGGGAGATATCCATATAGTCAAAAGTATTGTGTCTACACGCGTGGAACAGATAATGAACTTTATGGATTTTTCGGAAGACGAGCAAAAGGAAGGCTTCACAATCAGAAAAAAGAAGAGCCTTTTTTCTACCGGGGACGAAAAATTGACAAACGAGGACAAGAAGAAAATATCAAAGATAGTTGATTTTCTTGAAAAGGGAGGATGGACGGACAAATGGGACAATGTGGACAGCTTGCAGGAGTTTGTAAGCAAGATAATGTCGGACAGTCTCACATTAGACCAGTTGGCCTTTGAGATGGTGCGCAACAGAATGTGGGAATTGCAGAAATTCCGCGCTGTGGACGCTTCTTTGATACGTTTTCTGGATAGTGTAGACCCAAGACAAAGGGAAGGTTTCGAGCAGTATAGATTCAAAGGACATTTGCCGCGTTACTGTATGGTGTGGGACGAAATGATTCTTCACAACCCTATAACAAAGGAACCGATATTGTATTACCCGTGGGAGCTTGGTTTCGGTATCAGAAACAAGACGTCCGATGTGAGAAGAAACGGGTATGGAGTGTCGGAATTGGAGACGTTGGTAAACATTATTACTTGGATATTGTGGGGTTTTTCCTATAATGCAAACTTTTTTAGCCAAGGGTCTCAGCCTAAAGGGTTTATCAATATAAAGAACCCTAACATATCAAATAGTACGTTACAAGAGTTTAGGCAGGCATGGACACAGACGATGGCAGGGGTTTATAACAGTCACCGCACACCCGTTATAAATGGCATTGACTTGGAATGGGTTGATTTACAGAAACTTAGTAATCGTGATATGGAATTCAACGAATGGATAAAGTTTCTTATCATAATGACATGTTCCGTATATCGTATAGACCCGTCCGAACTTGGATTCAATTTCAAGGAAAGTCAGCAGATATTCGGACAGGACGGGCAGCGCGAAAGATTGAAGCACAGCCGGGAAAAAGGATTGAAGCCTCTATTGATATTCTTGCAGGGTGTCATTACAAAGTATATTGTGAGTGAGCTGGATGAAAACTACGAGTTTGCATTTACCGGAATAGAGGTGGAAGACGAGGAAGCACAGGTAAAACTGGATTCTGAAAAATTGAGTAGCGGAATGGTTTCTATGCAGGACATATTCAAGAAGTACAACGGACGTGACTTTGACCCCGAAAAGGACATCATTCTTAACCAGGTATACCAGGGGATGAAGCAGGCAGAAGAACAAAACAAGATGTTCGGAGCTTCACAGCCTGGACAACAGCCGGAAGGTGTACCGGAGGGCGAGGAAGACCCGTTCGCACAATACAAGTCGTTTAACGACAATCCTATAATGAAACCAGCAGTTGACTATTATTTAAAAAATCTTTACAAATAAGAAATTATGGAAACTTTCGATGATTTAAAGTTAGAAAGATATATAAACAAGGCTCTTTTGGAAAAGAGCCTGGGAAGACCAGAAATGTATGACGGTCTTCTGGAGATTGCGAAGGCACAACAAGGCGTATATGTGAACAACGCGGTAAACCGGAAGCTTGGCATTGTTGGGCTGCCATACAAGAAAAGAAAGGCTACGGAGGAAGAGAAAGCCGATTTAACCAAGACAATGGAAGACCTTTATAAGGAAGGTAGTGCGTGGAAACGAGACAGACAGATTAAAGTACATAACAAAGTGAAGTCTGAATATCGGAAGAAAATGCTATTTGAGACAAAACCGCGTGCTTATTTAATGCTTGGCGGTGGTGGTTCGGGCAAAGGGTATTATCTTAAGAAGATGAAGGAGAAAGACCCTTCTATTGATAAACTTCCAGTTATTGATGTGGACGATATGCGTGACATGATACCGGATTATGAAAGGGTGAAGGGAATAGACCCGAAGAAAGCTTCATCCTATGTGCATGAGGAAGTATCGGATATAGGTAAAGCGATAGACAAGGAATATATAAAATCTAAATCTTCTTTTGTAAAAGATGCTGTATTTGGAAACCCGGCAAAACTTGAAAAATTGGTTGATGAATTGAAGGCACAAGGTTACGATGTCCATTTGGTAGGCGTGGCAACCGATTTCAGTACGGCTTTGGATAGAATACAGAAACGTTTTGAGAGAACGAAACGGTATGTTCCTACAGAAGTGGCGAAAAAAGGACATAAAGGAGCGTCCGAATCTTTCAAGAAAGTTATCGAAACTCCGTTGAAAGATAAATTCAAGTCCGTTAAATTGTATGACGGAAATTCCGATAATGGAGTGATTTATGATAACAAAGTGTTAAATCAAAAAGAACTTGATAGGTTTCTTAAAAAAATAGACTTATAAATTTGTTCAATTCTGAACAGTTTTGTATATTTGCATAGAAACTTAAAGAAAGGAGTAAAATTATGGCAAAGAAAAAGTACGGAATTGATATGACGGCTGACGAATGGTTTGAGATTGAAGAACGTGGAATGGGCGAAGGTTGGACGATGGAAGAAGTTGCAGCTTTAGGTCCAGAAGGCAGGGAATTTCATAGAAATGCCCCGTATAATCCTTATTTTCCAAAACCAGATATGTCTATTTTTAACGAAGACCTTTACGACGGTTATAAGATAAAGGAAAAGAAGAATGCCGGAAAAGAAAATTGATGGTATAAGAACACCTTTGGTATCGCGTCTTATTGGAGTGAAAAGACACGTGAAAGACCCTATTAGATACCCGAAAATACAATGCGGTTATGAAGGGCTTGCACAGACCATGTTCGCTACACAATCGGACGCGATGATAAAGGAGCTTATAAAAGAAATGATAAAAACGGTTGAAAAATGATATTCTCACCGGAAGAGATACAAAAACTGTATGATATAATAGACTACCGTCTTGCAAGGATTGTAGCCGATGTAATGGGAGATGAACTGTTGACACCGGAAGACAAGTCCTTGTTAAGGCGGTATGGCTATAAATGGAGAAGGGAGATAGAAAAGTTACCACCCTATTTCCAATCCTATCTGTTTGGGAGATTGAGTGCGCAACTCACGCCAGCACAATTATCAACACTCAATTTTGACGATTTCACAAAGTATATAGACCGCCATCAATGGGCGGTTCTTACACCCCTGGAAAAGGAAGTGTATTATGCAGCAGCAACACGCACATATTCCTATATAAAGACGATGGGAGAACGGGTCAAAACGATAATGTCTAATGCCGTGTCGGAAGAAGAGGTGAAAGCCCTTGTGGAGAAGCAAAGACAATTGGAGCTTGGAACGATAAAGAAGGAAATGATAGAAGGCGTTCTGAAAAAGAAGTCCGTGCAGAATATTGTCAGCAATATAGGGCATTCCTTGGAAGACTGGAACCGTGATTGGGGGCGTATAGTGGAAACCGAGATGCAGAACATCTATCAAACTGGGGTAGCCCAGCAGATAATGAAGGAACAGGGAGCGGACGCGCTTGTATATAAAGAGGTATTCAGTGGAGCGTGCCAGCACTGCATAAAGTTTTACACAACGGCAGGGATAGGAAGCAAACCGAGGATATTCAAGCTTATAGACCTTATAAGCAATGGGGACAATATAGGGAGGAAAGTTAAAGATTGGAAACCAGTGTTAAATAGTGTTCACCCTTTTTGCCGCTGTGACCTTAGGGAGGTGCCTAAAGGTATGGTTTGGAATGACGAGACGCATTCATTTGAACAGCCTAAAGAACCATACAAGAGACAGATAGAGAGAAAAAGTAAAGTAAAAATATATGTTGGAGACAAAGTGTTTGAGGTATGATTTTCGGATATAAGGGAGATGTAGAGGTTCTGACCCTACGGAAGACAAGGGTAACAAAGGAACGTGTCAAGGAAAGCACGGAAGAGGTGGATGTGTACAACTGGGAGGTTGTCCCGGTACGTCTGGACCAGATAAAGGAAGACGAGTATGTATTACTCTATTGTATGATGAATGATACGAACCTATTCAAGAAGGGAGTGGAGTGCACCAATTTCAAAGGGGAGATGGAAAACGTTGTATTGGAAAAGGGGATAGTAATCTCCGTATGTGAAGACGCAAAACATCTCTCGTTCACTATGCCGCATCAAGTGACGATACCGCTTGTTGATGAAAAGACGTTTGATGAATGGACCGATGAAGACTGTTTCGGAGTAAACAGAGGAAGTAGTCGAAGAAGTCCCGATAAAGAGATAGAACAGGGGGATGTGGAGGAATACGTAAAGTTCTATAATGACAATCCAGAATACATGCACATGGGTGCAGGAGCGATAAAGATAATGGAAAGAGGCTTGTCCTTGTATGAAGGAAAACTGTACAACATACAGGCTGGGCCGGAATATGCGCTTATAACAAAAGAAGGTTTGTTTTTGAAAACAGAGCATTGATTATGGGAAAAGGAGGGTTCAATACCGGGTTTGTGGAGATAAGGACGCTTGAAGGCGAAAAGTTCCTAAAGGATATAAGGATTAATGAAGCCGTGAAGACAAGACATTCCTATACGCTTGTGGAAGGCTTGCATGTACGCGAAATGAAACCGCAAGAACCAGTGTATAACATCTATTTTAATGCAGGTAAGGAAGGTGTTCTTAACAGGATTTCGGGCGAACAAATGGTATGGACGTATGGAAAGAACTATCTTGTTCCGGTAAAAGTAAAGGAATTGAACATTTCCGACAGAATTGTTCTGTATGGGAACAAGAGGGGTAGGATTGACCGGATAGAAAAGGTGGAGACACTTAACAGGTATTTTTATAAGCCCGAATTGAAGAAAAACACTTCCTATTATATTGATAATGTCTGTATTTTTGGATAGATTGTGCAAAATTCGTATTTTAGCAGAAAAATTTGTAGCTATGAATTTAAAGAAATTATTTCATTTACAGACAGCAGAACAAAAGGTGTCTGAATACAGGGAGTTGCTGAGACGCTCCGAAAAGATAGAAGCAAGAACAGAAGAGCTTGCAAACGAATTTGCCGAAAGAAGCCAGGTATTGAAAAGCTTCTCCCTGCTTGACAAGGACGAAAGAGAGATTTCGGAAGAGAAATACAACGAGTTCTTGAAGGAGCATACTTCACGGGTTGCACAATTGCAGAAAGACAGGGACAAGGTTTTCAAGGCTATTGCCGCCTTCCAGAAAGACGAAGATATAGCGGAAGCCATTGCGGATGTATATGCGGTTCATGTAGCAAAGAAAGCATGGAAAAGCAAGAAGCTTTCCAAAAGTGCATACGATGATATCATGAAGGCAAAGACCGGGGTAGTAAAGTATGCGGACGTGCTTTTGTTCAGAGGCGGTAAGTTGCTTATCTTACAGAGAGCAGGGGAACACATGAACTATACACCCGATTGGTGCATACCGGGGGGACATGTGGACGAGGAAGAAGATTTCCGTACAGCCGCACAAAGAGAACTTTTCGAGGAGACCGGAATAGACGTTCCGGAAGACACTCTTATGGAGGTCGGTGTAGCTAAAACGAAGAATGCGGAAATCCATTACTTCATGGGACACGTCGACGATGAATCCCCGGCTTTTGTGGTGGTTGACGGTGAGGAAGAAATCGGCAGTATGTGGATTGACCCAGTTACCGAACTGGAAGACTACGATTTCATCTTTGACATGAAAGACAATATCAAGAAGATTTTGGGCTTGGAAGTGAAACCCAGCCCAGTAGAAATCGTGATGAAGGCTTTCCAGGAAAAGAAGGTGACGGAAGATGTGGTAAAGTCCGTGTGCGAGAAATACCCTAAGGAGATACGGAAAGCGAACAACAAGACCGATTTTTCACACAGTGAAAGAAAGGACTTGGCAAAGAAAGGCGAGGCAATGCCGAACGGGAAATACCCTATCAGAAATAGACAGGATTTGAAGGACGCTATTAAGTTGTCCGGTGCTTCTGATATGCCGAAAGAAAAGGTTAAGGCGTGGATTAAGAAACGTGCTAAAGAACTGGGTCTTGAAAGCGAATTGCCGGAAGACTGGAAAAGTAAGGAAGTTGAAAAGACGATGGACTGTAACGATGCGAATGCTATTTGCAAGGAAGATTTGGACGACAAGCCAAAAGTCCCGGAAGGTGACGGAATAGCAAAGAACGAGGAAACGGAAACTACGAACGAAGAAGCGAACAGCGAGGAAATAGAGAAGTCGGAAGATGGACTGACGGTTTCTATGAAGTTTTCTTCTGTGGAAGACGCGATGGTATTCAAAAGTGTTATTTCCGAAATGATTCAAGAGGGGAAGGTGAAAGCCGATGTACTGGAAAAGGCAAAGAAGGAGGACAGTATGTATACGGTGTTTGCCGATTTCGCTAATTTCCTGGAAGGCGTTAAGACGCGTTCAAAAAATGTGCATTGGAAAGAGGAAGACAATGCCAAGCACAAGTATTTGGATGATTTGTTAGAGGAACTTTCCGACTATGAGGATAAGATAATGGAAGCCGGACAAAGCGGTTTCGGCCGTTTCAAGGACGGGGAGATAAACGGTGAAGAAATAGAGGTCAACGACCCTATAGAATTGGTTGACCTTATTATAGACCGCACAAGGGAATTCTATTCCAAGCTTGACAATAACCCCGAATATGCCGGGGAAAAGTCGTGGGTGGAAGATTTTATGGCAACACTCAAACAGACGAAGTATCGTTTACAATTACATTAATTGTTGGGGAGGGGTGTAATCACCCCTTCTTTTTTATTAAGGAAAGAGTATGAAAAGAGATATATTGAAAAGCATGTTGTGTGATAAGCTGGAAAAGGCAGTGTCGCACAAGTATGTACGGAAGGAGCCGGACGGAAAAGGCGGTTTTCGATACATATACACCGAGAAGGAAAGAGAATCGACAAACCAGGTCATTAACAGAAGCGGTGACAAGTCCATAGAGAAGACCGGAACGAACCCGGCAGCAGTTACCAAGGGGTTAAAAGCATGGCTGAACAAGAATAATATAGACTACGATTACAATAAGGCGAAAACAACTGCGAGCAGCTATTTTAAATTTGAGACAGGGAAAGGAAGCTATGAGATACGTGTTTCCAATCATACCAAAGCGAATGCAAACGATAAGGGAGGTATAGATATCCAGCTCTACGATTTAAACGACGGGTTTAGTGTTGATATAGATACGGCATACGGGTTCACTTCCAAGGATATTCAGAATATCATTAAAGACGCTGAAAGGATAAATGGGGAAGTCCACAAGAATGAGAAGTTAAAGAAGATGCTGGAGGATGAAACCCTATTGGAGAGATATTATAATGAAAGGTATATACCTTCCAAGCATACAAAGTTTATTGAAGATGTTGTTAACAGTATTGGAATAGAAGAATCGGAGTTTGGGATATTGGGAGATATTGTAAATAATATGTTCGACCAAAGTTTACACAAAAGCGGTGTATATAAAAAGATGGTTGAGGAAAGAGAGAAGAAGATACAAGAACAAAAGGAGAAAGAGGCGAAAGAAAAAGAAAGCAAGAAGGAGAGAAGGGACAGGGTGATGGAAGAATTGAACAACCATATATTCAAGCAGGAAAATTCAACCACACCACCAGAAGAGTTCGAGAAGATTGTACAAGAAAGAAGTAACGGAAGGGCAAAGGGCTTTACGGTAATTGGAGAACTGGGAGAAGGAGACAGAAAGAAGTATTTCTATGAATGGGCGTACCCGGTACCGGAAGGTAAAAAGAATTACACTAAGCCTTCTGATAAGTTCGTAGATAACTACCTAAAAAGTAAGGATGAATAATTTTTGCATAAAGTTTGGCTATTTGCATAATAATTCATATTTTTGAATCGGTAAATACGTAAATAAATTTTATTCGGCATAAAATGCTGATTATAAGATATTTACATAAAAGCGTTTATTTTAATTCGTTGTGTCACAGATTATTAAAAGATGTTTGAAGTAGATTCAAAATTTAATTTTTTCACAGAAGCAAACTTTGAAAAATCAGATTTCAATCCTATGGATTACCCGGTAGGGGATGATAGAAGATACGAAAAAATGATTTTTGAAGGTTTGGCATCCGATTCTTCCATAGATTCGGAGGATGAATCTATGAATCCCAACGGATTTGTAATAGACCGCTTTTTAAAACACGGTCTAATCAATTTAGACCATTTGCCATCACGAAGCCCTATCAATAAATCAAGGTTCTGGATAGGGCACCCACTGGATGCTTATGTAAAGAATAATAAGTTTTATGTACGTTGTCAGTTGTGGAAAAAATCTCCGGAAGCAAGAGCCTTTTATGACAAGGCACTTGAAATGCTTGCAAGCGGCACCGACCGGAAACCCGGTTTTTCCGTTGAGGGGAGAGCGCTGGAAAGAGACAAGAACAACCCTAAAAAGGTAACGAAAGCGCTTATCACAAACGTAGCAATGACAATGACACCCGTAAATGCAAATTCGTTTGCCGATATAGTAAAGGGCGTGCAGACAGTAGATTTCGTGGAGAGCAATAAAGAAGAAATTAGCAACGGTTCCAATAACGTTCTTGTAGAGCTACAGAAGGACGGATATAATATAAGGATAGACAAGTCTTTCAACGTTACCATTAACCCTATCATAGTGGAAAGAGACGAAAGATTTCAAGAGCTTTATAAATATTATCTGAACGGCAATGTAGGATTGAACGTTATAAAGGACTATTTGAGAACCGTTAATAAATAAGTTTGTACACAATTAAAAGTTTAATAAAGATGGACGAAAAATATTTGAACGACCCTATCGTATCTCTGATGAAGTCTATGGGATTTTCTGATGAGTACATTATGGCGAACGTGAAAATCGAAAAGTCTGAAAACGGAGCAGCAGCAGGAGACCATGAATCCGAAACCAAAGAGGAAAAGGATATCAACAAGCTGGAAAAGGAAGCCGTGAAGGACGAAGAAAAGGTAAAGGAAGACGAGAAGAATACGGCCGAGGACAAGAATGCAGAAAGCGAAAAGGTGGAGAAATCCAACGCGGAAGATATTATGAAGTCTGTAGGTTCTGTATTTGCCCCTCTGATGGAAAATTTCCAGAAGTCTATGGAAAAATTCCAGGAGACAGTGGATGGTATCAGTGAAAAACTTGACAAGATGTCCGGCGTTACCCCTATGTTCCGTTCAGAAGGACTTAACAATATGACAGCCATTCAGAAATCTTTCGAGGAAAGAAAGGATGAAGCAGGCAAATACGAAGTTAACGTAGTGAAAGACAGACCTATGGCAGTAAAGCTTATTGAAAAGTCTTTGGAAGAGGCACCGGAAGCTATCGCTAAGTCACTGGAAAGTGATGCGCTTGCATATCTTATCAATCCGGACGCTGAAACAGTAGGTGAAAACCTGGCGCGTTACATGTACGAAAAGAACGGTGTAAAATTCGTGAAATAAACTCTATTAAAATAAAAGAATATGGATTTGTATAATTATAGCAATCAAAACGGTACTGGCGACGTACTGGGCGGCATGGATTCAGCAGAAATCTTGAAAGCGATGGAAGCAGGTCTTAAGACCGGAATGCAGTATAACAACGAAATCAACAATGGTGGTGGTCTGAAAGTTGAATCCCTGGATTCAGTCTTGAAGATTCTGGGCAACCGTATGAACCAGTTGGTTTATTACATGGAAATGCCTAAACATAAGATTGACAACACTGTACACCAATACAATCAGTTGTATAAGTATGGTGAGGAAGTCGGTATTTTCAACGCAGAAGGCGAGACCCCACAGGAAACCGATTCTCAATACAGACGTAAGTCAATAGTAACCAAGTTCATGGGTGTTTCCGGACAGGTTACACATCCGGGAATGTTGGCTAAATTGGCTGGTAACATGGATATGTACCAGAAGGAAGTAGAAAACAAGACTATCCTTTTGAGTACCATTATTGACACACGTTTGGTTGACGCTGATTCTTCTTGTGTAGAAGAACAGTTTGACGGTGTTTTCCGTCAACACATGTTGGGTATCAACGAAATGGATGGCGGTACGGCAGAAGGTAAGACTTCTGAACAACTGTTAGACGGTTACTTCAACAGCCCGGCAGTTATCGACGCACAAGGTTATGTGTTGAATGACAACTTGATTCAAGACGCTGCAAACGTTGTAGTGAACGTTTATAACGGTTATATCGACCGCATCATTTCTAACCCGATTGTGTTTAACAACTACGTTAAGATGTTCCACGAAAGCAAGCGAGTTATCGTAGGTCTTGCAGCTTCTGTAACTGGTGCTACTATGGGTCAGTCTGTAAATGATGTTACAACCCAGTTCGGTAAAATTAACATTAAGAATGACCGTTTCTTCGACGAACGTAAACCTATCACAGCAGGAAAGGGAGCTTCAAGTGCAAAGGCCCCGGTTACTCCGGTTGTTGGTATTACCATTAAGGTTAATGCAGCCGATACCAAGACTAATTTCGGCAACCATGCTGGCTCTTATGGCTACTTGGTAACAGCAAAGAATCGTTATGGTGAATCTGCACCTCTGAATATCACATTTGCTGGTGCCCGGGCTGTAGCTACTTCTGAATCAGTAGAATTTGGCTTTACTGCTGGTGTGGGTAGTGCATATCCGGCTACTTGCTTCGTGGTATACCGTACCAAGAAGAATGCAGTTCTGAATGCAAACACTGAATACTATCCTATCTTTGAGGTTCCGGCTTCACAGATGGCAACAGGTTATGACGGTGCAGCCACAAATTGTGTACGTGACCGCAACCGTATCATTGCAGGCACCAAGTCAGCTTTGGTATACTACAATGACAGTCAGATTAACGAATATTTGCAGTTTGCTGATACTATGAAGATGGACTTCGCTGTTACATCTCCAAGCAAGCGCTTTGCAATTCTGAACTACGGTACCCCGGTACTGTATCAGCCTGCAAAGATTGTACGTATTGTTAACATTGGTGAAGAAGGCTTGTAATTAGCTTGATATAAATTTATAGGTTTAAGAAGTGAAAAGTGAAAGGGAGGGAGTAATTGAACTCCTTCCCTTTTTGTTTAAAAAGTTTGTATTATGGAAAAAGTGATTTTAAAAAGTCGGGTGTATAACAACCATAGAATTGTACTTAATGGTGGCCCGGTACAGTTTGTTAACGGTAGAGCGGAAGTATCGGAAGAACTCTATCAAGAAATAGTAAGCCGTAAACTTCCCGATATTTACAAGGAAGGTGAGGAACCGAAATTCAAAACACGCCTTGAAGAAAAACTTCGTTCGGAAGTGAAAGAAGGGAACAAGGAATATGAAGAGGAAATAAAACGTCTTAAGAATATCGTCGAGGCGCAGAAGGTTGAAATTTCCAAGAAAGAAAAGGAAATTGAAGTATGGAAGAAATGCGTCGAGGACTTGAAGGCAGGAAACAAGGAAACGCAGGCAGCAGCCCCCGAACCGGAAACAAAGCAGGAAGCCTCTATCAAGGAAGAAGAGGACGACGAGGTGAAGACGGCTCTTAAGAAAATGAAGGTGGACGAACTGAAAGAACTTGCAATGACAGAAGACGGAGGTTCTTTCAAGGAAGAAGACCTTAAAGGCAAAAAGAAAGAGGAAATTATAGATATGATTTTGTCTAAATAAAAATATTTTACAAAGATGGGTGGTCGATTGACGTTTACGATAAAATACAAGAAAAATTCCGGACTTGTGCTGTCTGTAGCCGAGATATGGCAGACATACTTATACGGAATAACCATTGACGGAGGGCAGGGAGCATCATTTACGGACGAATCCATGCGCTCCTATATAGAATCAGCACAAAGAGAGGTTGAGAATTGGTTCAATTTGAAATTTGTAAAGCAGTTAATCGACCAGTCTTTGACTTATTACCAAAAGGACTATTGGCAGCAATTCCCTATATTGTTCCCGTCATATCCGGTAAGGGAGCCGTTAAGCATGATTGGGATGCTCAATAAGATAGAGCAGATTATATACCCCCAAGGATGGCTGTCATGCGAGTATGACAGTGGTATGGGACAAGGGAAAAGAAGGCTGAGTGTTGTTCCTACAGGGTCTTCCACGACACAAGGAAATGCGGAAATAATATTGACAGGCATAACGTCTCAGATTGGTATGCAGCGTTTCCAGTATATACCGGATTATTGGAGGGTACAGTATATAACCGGGTGGGATGTAGACCAAATGCCTATGGACTTGATTAATCTGTTGGGAAAACTTGCATCATTCGGGCCGCTTAACATAGCTGGAGATTTGGTTCTGGGTATTGCAGGCGTTTCTGGACAGTCTTTAAGTATAGACGGATTAAGTCAAAGCATAAGCACAACGGCTTCTGCGACATTTGCCGGGTATTCTGCACGATTGATTCAATATCAAAAAGAGATAAAGGAAACGGTAGGAAGGTTGAAGTTGGTGTATGACGAGGTTAAATTTGCAGTATTTTAAGTTATGGGAGAAACAAGAAATATATTACAGTCTCCATCTTCTGGATTGAGTAATTTCCGACCGGAATTTTTCAAATCGGAGTTCGACCAGGCGATACAAGCCAAAGGTTACGATGTGGAGATAATGCGCGCTTTACGTTGCCCGTGTCATGGAAAAGAATCTGCACTGCCGGACTGTCAGAATTGTTTCGGTACCGGATATTTCTATGTGAATGCGATACATACGAAAGCACTGATAACAGGGATTAATTTTACCGACAAATACAAATCATGGAGCCAGGAGCTTTTAGGTACAATGGCGGTAACAGTGAGGGATATAGACAAGGCGAATTTATCCTATTATGACAGGATTTCTTTCAGAAATGAAATATCGTATTTTTCTGAAAATCTCCCTATAAGATACGATGATATGGGACAGCCGTTTGTGTTTACCACATACAAACCAGTACAGGTATTGGCTATGTATCTGTTTGAGGCTTCAAACAAACCTCTTATAAAGACGGACAAGGGACATGTAAGCGACGTCAACCCCTATTGTATCATATTGGACATGGAGATAGACGCTTTGCCCGAAAACGGTTTTGTGTCGGTATATTACAAGCATAACCCGGAATACCATGTTATAGACTTGCCGCATGAGATACGCGCTTCATGGGCTACTGACAAGAAAAGTGGACAACTCAATAAGATAGAGCTTCCGGTTCAAGCCATTGTAAGAAGAAGCCATCTTATAGCGATGGAGAAACCTAATTTTGATGGTAGCGGTGTGATATATAATGAAGACATATAATTTGCTTCTTTGAAAGAAAATGTTTAGATTTGTACACTTTTAAACATTTTGTATATGAGAGCGAAGAAAGTTTTGGAAGTCCTTGGTATAAGCCGGGCAACATTATCCAATTATGTAAAGGAAGGAAGGATAAAGACCCACAATTCCGCTACACAATGGATAGATTACGACGACGAATCCGTATATGCGATTGCGTCTAAAGGACAAAGAAAGAATGTAATATATGCAAGGGTTATGAACAAACATAACCTTAACAAGCATATAGAAGCATTGGAAAGGTATTGCAGGGAAAACGGACTGCACGCCAAAGATGTATATAAGGACGTGACGTTTAACGTTACATTGGCGCAAAGAAAAGGGTTCAACAAGCTATTGGACGACGTGATATCCTATAAGATAGGAACGGTAGTAACACTGAGCCGGAAAAGTCTGTCGGGAAAGGACAGCGATTTTATAGAGATATTGTTTGCAAAGTTCGGGTGTGATATTAGGTATATAACAGAAGAGTAAAAATGCTGCCTCTATATGTTGACATATCGGAAACGGTTGCGGAATTCGCGTTGACACCACAAGAAGCGGAATTCCTTGGAACACGTCTTGTTGACGATGTAGTAAAGGAATATATGCGAAGATGGAATGCACTTGTGGATTCTGAACTGCATCAGACACGGGGAATATATCGGTCTGCCATGCAGGTAGACCGGACTTCTGCCACCTCTGTAGAATTCGTGCTGTCTGCAAGGGCAGCAGGACCGCTTCCTATGATGTTGGAAGAGGGTGCGACACCGTTTGACGAGAAGATAGGATTCCAGCGTTCGGACAAGGCGAAGATAAAGAAGGACGGTTTGGGATGGTATCTTACAATACCGTTCAGACACGCCACACCTGGAGCAATAGCGGAATCCGGAATATTTAGCTCCGTTATGCCTAAAGATGTGTACGATATGGCACGTAATGCAGGAGGGCAACCATTGAAGCTTGCAGACTTGCCGATAAGCCAACAGGTAAAGGGAAGCCGGAAGGAAATAAACATACCCGGAATGAACGTACCGGAATACATGCACAAGTCGGCAAAATATGAAGGTCTTGTAAGGGTTGAGGCCCGAAGTTCGGACCAGGAAAAGAGAGGTCAGTATATGACATTCAGAAGAGTTAGTGATAAGTCAGACCCTACAAGCTGGTTCAATGGTGGTATAACAGCTAAAAAACTCATGGACAGGGCTTTGGAAGAGGCTCAGATAGAATATGTTGCTGAAATGGCGATAGACGAGGCATTAAAACGAATTAAAGGACTATGATTGAAATTGTGAAAGTAAAGCAGTTTATAGTATCAATATTGAACTATATACCGGAAGATTACAGACTGCACCAGGGAGACGAACAGAATACCTTCCTATACAGACTTCTTAACGGAATGAAGGAAGGGAATTTTGATTTTTACGACCAGGCGAAGAAATTGTTTTTAAGGGGAATGACAAACCCCCGTAATTTAAGGGTGTTGTTTGAGTTTCCGAAAGACAATACCGGATTGCCAGCCTATGTAATAAGGGAACCGGGTGCAGACCCAGGAGCAACCAATTCCATAGGAAAAATGAATGGACAGATATACGATGGCGGTGCATGGCAGATAAGAGACAGCCGTTTCCATAACTTTGAGATAATGTGTCTGTCGGACAACATGCTGGAAAGTATAATTATGTCGGAAGTTCTGTATGCACTGATAATGGGTTCCTATAACTGGCTGTCTACCCAATATGATTTGGTAGAGGTAAGAATAACGGAATTAATGACAAACCAGAATGTATTGCCTATTCCTATTTTCATAAAGTCTGTAAGGCTTGACTTGACTTTGGACCAGATTGTAGGAACACTGGTAAATGAAGAATTGCTTAACAAGATTGCATTTGAGGATGCAGGAATAGCAGCCGAAAAATGGGGTGCGGACAATTATAGCAGGGATTATGAATTGCCCGGTGTAGAATCGGACATTGACAAAATTGTTACGAAATAGTTGGTATAAGGAGGGAAATTGTTTACCTTTATACCGAAAAATATGAATGTAAGGATTTGATAGGGAAGTTCTTGCAGAATTTCGTGGACTAATAAAAGAAAAATAATATGGCATCAACGTTTATTTTCAACGGTCGCCAGATTTCATTGCCCGGTGTCTACTCCACTATTGTAAGTGGGGAAATGAACCCGGCACGAAATCTTGACTATGGAAAAGTCCTTATTATTGATACAGGAAAGTATTCAGCCAGATTTGGTGGCGGTGCTGGTATCAATGGCGAGAATGCGCAGGGACAGAACGCTATCTATACTTTCGACAATATCGCGGATTTTCGTGCTTTCATGAAGGGAGGTCTTTGGTGGAGAGTTGCCGAAGCTCTGTTTGCACCGGACCCTTCAAACCCCGATGCAGTAGGAATTTCCGAACTTGAATTTGTTCGTGCAGCAACAACTACAGGTGCAAAAATGACGTTTGCGACGGCAGCAGGAGGCACGTTTGCGGTAAAAACATTGGACGAAGGTTTGATAGCCAACGGTTCGTTATTGAACGACGAGTTATTAACAAAAGGTTACGGTATGAACTTTATCGCAGGACGCGAAGACGCTACCAAGTGGATTTTGCAGTTCTGGAGAGGTACATATACCGGAACATACAGCGATGGTTTACCCTACGGAGACATCACGCAGGAAAACAGTGACCCCGAACTTGTTCTTGAATCACCGGAATTCAAGAATATGCAAGAACTTGTGGATTGGGCACAGAATGATTCTAATTTTGCTTTGGCATTTGTGCTTGATTCAACTACCAATGTAAAAGGAAATGGTGAGATTACCGAAGGGGATATTACAACAGCACTGGATGGCAAGCCTTATATTCTGGCAGCAGACGGTACGGAAAGTTTCTACATGGACGACTTTAACGCTGTACTGGACCAGATTGTAGGTTTGGACTATAGTAATGTCATTCTGGACCAGGTAGGAGACAACGCCTATTCAGCCACGACAAAGGCATATCTTACACACATGAACGGTGCGGCCAAATTCCAGCATTTCCTCTATGTGGCAGGATATGACAAGGGAGCCGATTTCTCAAAAGAAATTGATTTGGCGAAGAAGTTCGACAGTTCGTTTGTGCAGCTTGTACATGGTGGGGCAGGCGTGGTGTCTGCGTTCGACGCCCAGAAGATACGGTGGTGGGGTGTAATGTATAACTTGTGCGCGATTGTGGGACGTATCAGCGGAAAACCGCCTTATGTACCGCCTACATTCAAGTCAATCGGAGTTGATAGACTGCAACACGCATTGACTGAATCGGAGAAGAAGAAGGCATTGAAATACGGTATTTTAACAACCGTATTGAACGACTACACCGGAAAGTTCAATATCTTGCAGGGTGTGAATACATTGCAGGACAACGCCAATCTGTTCAATGCAAAAGGGCAGTCCTATTCCATTCAGTTTATGCGTATCGTCGCACAAATCAATAAGGAATTGATTGTAAATGCGACATTGGATTTGCTGGGACAGGAAAACGGTGTTAACGCCAATACACTGACAGCAGGAGCGGTTAAAGACTGGACTGTGGCATACTTGCAGTCAAGAACTGCAACGGACGCACAAGACAATCTGATTTTGTCGTTCAAAGACGTAGTGACAACAAGAAAGGAAGACGCTTATTTCACCACTTACAAAATTGTGGTAAATAACGAAATCACCAAGTTGTTCTTTACAGGTTACTTAATTCGTGGATAAAACAAACCCTAAAAATTAGAAGATTATGGCAGTTTTTACAGCGCCTAAAGCGTATATTAAAATAGATAATCAAGTAGCCGGGTTTGTTCGTAATCTGCAATTCGCAGAAAACATCACCCGTGCGAACGTACAAGGGCTTGGTTCGCTCCTTAACCAGGAGGTTCCGGCCGTACAGTATCAATGCACATGGACGGTAGACCAATTCTTTATTGACTTCAAGCAGCCAGTAATGGAAGGCATGATGCACCGTCTTGGTTCCGTCAAGTCTATTGTAGACACCTTGATTTTGGGCGAGCTTGGTTTTGCCATTGCTATTTATAGCAAGACAATTCAGAGCCAGGATTCGACTACAAAGATGGTGACAGCAGTAGACCCTACCGGACAGACTATGTGCATGCTGAATCCGTGTTTTGTAAATAATCAAAATTTTTCATTACAGGAATCCGGGGTTGCTGGTTACAATATCAGCGGGATTTATCTTTACCCTATATCAACTTTGGAACTTTAATTTTGATTATAAACAATTGATAATTAGGGAGTTACAATTTAGTAACTCCCTTTTATTTTGGTTATAAATAATTACAAATTACATTAATTATAGAATAATAAAATGTTATGTAATTTGTAAAATATTTTTATTATAGTGAATTATTGGTATTGTGAAATGATGTTAAACAACTCACATTTTACACATAAGCACTTGCGTATGTCATAACAAAATCTTATTTTTGCAATGTGGTTCTGATAAGGGAACCAAGAAAAAGAAGTCAAACAAATAAAAAGATAAAGATATGAAATCAAATGTAGAAAGAATGACGGAAGATTTGAAAAAGGTTTTGTTTTCAAATGTATATAGCTTTGAGATTGAAACGAAGGATATAGTTTTCGGATTTAATAAGGTATTGAAGAAAAGAACTAAATCAATGGCAAAGGCTATAGCTTTGGAACAAAAACTGAGAAATGATGTCGGACGTTATTTGTCCAGTACAGTAGTTGTTGCTTCTGTAAGAATGTACAAAAATGGAGAGTTAAGAGGTGAATTTAAGGCTAATAATTTTTGATTGTCAAACAAATAAAATTTTGAAGTTATGAACGTTTACAGCAAGTTTTGTCCGAATGTATTTTTAGCAAAGTGCGAAGAAAAGTATGAAAAGGGAGAAGTTATCGAAGTAACAACCAAGTATGGAAAGGAAAACGAATGTATTGTTTTCAATCTGATATACGAAAAGGATGGATTCTATTACTATTCGATAGTACGTGCAGACGGGTTCAATGTCCAGGAATGGGCGAAGCAAAGAGCAGAAAGACGCAGAATGTGGGCAGCTTCGGCAGAGCAAAAGAGTAATGAGTATTACGAGAAATCCAATAAAGATAGAGACTTCCTATCATTGGGAGAACCTATCAAGGTCGGACACCACAGCGAAAGAGGACATAGAAAGATGATTGACGATGCCTGGAACAATATGGGCAAAAGTGTTGAGTTCAGTGACAAGGCTGTCGAACATGAAAGAGTAGCCAGGTATTGGGACAAGAAAGCGGAGGTAATTAATCTATCCATGCCGGAAAGTATAGACTATTACGAGCACAAGTTAGAGAAAGCCAAAGAATATCACGAAGGCTTGAAGTCCGGCAAATATCCACGTGAACATTCCTATTCTTTGACTTATGCGAAGAAGGCGGTTAATGATATGCAAAAGAATTATGACACAGCAAAAAGATTGTGGGGAGAACAAGAGGATTGAAACAGCCATTGAAAGGATAATAGAATATCTTTTCAATTACACTCCCAATTTTAAAAGAACCTGGTCAAAAATAGAACTCATGGAAAAGTTCTGGGAAAAGACCGGGATTTCCTCTAATAGGGCATTATGGGAATATATGGTGTTTCAAGGGTCTATGATAGAGAGCAGCCGATACAAGGAAATAATATTCGACCCCTATAATTTGATAGGACCGAAGGCAATAGAGAAGTGGAACAAGAGGGGAAGATACCAGGTATTCAGAGCTAACAAGTATCAGCGAGAAAGAGGATGGATAAGCCCGTTTAAGGAAGAGGAAGAGGGTTTATCTGAAAGATACAGGGAGATGTTGAGGAAAAAGTATTGGAACAAGGAGAAGGGGTTCATACTTTGCAGCCAGTACGGAGGATGGTTATTCGACAAAAATAGATGCAAGGATTGTATATTTTATAAGGCTTGTGAAAAATGACATAATAAAATTTTATGTTGTGAGATAATATTATTATATTTGCACCATGAAAAAGACAGTGAAGGAAGAAGTAAGACCGTGTGTTTCTTGTAAGGAAAACCATTTTATATACGACCGTAACAGATGGTTATGCAAAGAATGCTACGACAATAGAAAGAAATTGAAACTGAATCGTGCTTCATTGAAGGAAGAGGAAAACAGGCTTAATGAAGTGTTTGCTAAAGTATGGGAGGAAAATCCGCATTATTGTTTCCATTGCGGAAAATGGCTGGGACTTGAAATGAAGCCTATTTTTTTCTCCCATATATTGAGCCGGGGAGCACACCCAGGTTTGCGCTGTGACCCGGAAAACATAGTTCTGGCATGTATGGAATGCCATCAGATATACGATTTCGGAGACAGAAAAAGTCTTAAGAATCAGATACCGGAAGAAAGGATAGAAAAACTTTTGGAGAAAGAGCATGGAAAAAGATGTTGATATATTGATAGGATGTGCGGAAGTGTTTAACGCTATAGGACTAAAAAGGGTATCCAGAATGATAGTGGATTATCTGGAGAACCCCAATAGTGATAAAGCGGAAATATTTCAGAAAGAGGTTGAGGTATGGAAAGAATACGAGGAACGTTCAAAAGGCAGAATGTTTGTGTTCAGTGACGGGGAACACGCCCTTATGAAGTATTTCATTATATCGTATGAAAAAGACTGGTATTCGGACGGGAACCCGGCTATAGTGATAAACAAGCTGGCAGATGAAAGTGCATCATTCAAGGACAACCCTATAAAGAATTTATGGGTAGTGTATAAGAGTGAGGAAGACCGGGACAGGGATTTTGAAAGATTGTTGATGATAAAATAAAAGGTATGGGAAAATTTTTAATAGAAGACGTAAACGCAAAAGGATTGCTTATCTGGATGAATGACAATTTCCGGAAGCAGAACGGGAAACGGTTTACCCGTAACGATGTGCAGGCATATATAATGAGGGGACATTTGCCGGAATACCTGGGAGGAAACGAGATTGTGGTAACCCCTAAAAAGCATTGCACAATCAAGATGTACAATGTATTGGAAAATGACAATAACCCCGTAATGGAGGAAGAAGAAAATGAATGTATTGGTAGCATGTGAGGAAAGTCAGAGAGTTTGTGAAGCTTTCAGAAAGAGAGGTCATAACGCCTTTAGTTGTGATATTGTAGATTGTAGCGGAGGACACCCCGAATGGCATTTCAAGCAAGATGTTTTGCAGGTTATTCCTAATTTTGGAGGAAAGCTGCAAAACGGTGAGGAATATTATTTGCCAGAAGGCGAGGAATGGGATTTGATGGTGGCTCACCCACCTTGTACCTATCTATGCGTGTCCGGTGCTGCATGGTATTATCACCCGGAAGATAAGGGGTTACCGATAGAACAGAGAAGACCGCATCCTAAAATATCCGAACAGAGCGAAAGACCGAGAAGAAGCCGTTAATTTCTTCATGGAGTTATACAATTCGGGTGTAAAAAGAATTGCTATAGAGAACCCGGTAGGAATAATGAGTACAAGATTCAGAAAGGCAGACCAAATCATAGAACCTTGGATGTTCGGGGACGAGGCAAGCAAAAAGACTTGCTTATGGCTTAAAAATCTACCTAAACTCACTCCTACAAAGATTGTCGGGAAAGGTGAAGTAGTGGAGGGGAAGAACGGGTTTAGAATGCAGAAATGGTATTGTGACGCCTACGGATTACCAAAAGAGGAAAGACAGAAGATAAGAAGCAAGACGTTTCCAGGTATTGCGGAAGCGATAGCGGAACAGTGGGGTAATTTAGAATGATGTTTAAAATTTAGTAACGTGAAAACAAGTAGTAATTTCGTGATTGTCTATGACTTTGAAACTGGGGGATTGCCAAGTAAGGAAAAACAAGCTTTTTTGGACATTCCTTTGGTCGAAATGGCTATGTCGTGTATAGACATGAAAAAGCTGGAAATAATAGACCGTGTGGAAATGATATTCCCGTATAACTACAAGGAAGGACTTGCAGGATATTCGGAGGAAACAACGGCAGTACACGGTATAACAAAAGAAGTCCAAGAAGAGAATGCGGTGCCATTGAAAGAGATATACAGCACTTGCAAGAAATGGTTCGCCAAATACAAGAATCCACGCCAGATGTGTACGCTTGTAGGGCACAATATCGTAGGATTCGATAACCCGTTTCTGAAAAACTTCTTCGCCTACATGAACGACGATATAGACAATTACGTAAAATACTACATAGACACGATGCAGTTTGCACACATGGCGGCTTTGGAACAGATGGACTATAAGCTGGGCACGTGTTGCCAGGCTGCCGGGATTGACCTTGTGGAAGCGCACAGGGCGCAGCACGATGTGGATGCGAACGCGATGTTGTTCATTTCCTACGTGAAGAAGTTAAGGGGTGAAGGCGTGGAAACGGTGGAGAAGAAAGAAAGGAGATATAGAGAGGGCTTCCAGTTATGTTGACGGGTGACGGAAAAGGAATACTTACAAATAATCAGCTTACATATCTGTACAATGCGGTAGACAATATCATAGAGAGACTGCCGGAAAGGGCGCTTAACCAGTTGTTGGAAGGATATGGAAACGACGTTGATACCATGCTTAGGGAAATGGTGCATCAGTCGGAAAAGGCGCTGTATCTGGGTCGGACGCTGGATTCAGAAAGTTTATCCTATGTGGATAACGTGAAAGCCTCTATGGACAATACGCTTAAAATATTGTCCCTCAATTATTTCATAACAACCATGTTGCCTAAATTCCGGTTAGGGTGGCGTAATATAGAGTGGGGAAATCTCACTCAATTATACCCGTGGAGTTGTTATTTATGCGCCCGGGCGAGTGGCAAGTGCATGAGTGCTGATACATTGGTTGTAATGTATGATGGGGCTTTGAAGAAGATTCAAGATATAGAAGTTGGTGATAAAGTGATGGGTGTTGATTCAACACCACGTACAGTGCTGCAATTACATAAAGGTGTTGCACCTATGTATAAAGTGAGACAGTCCAAAGGAATGACTTATGAAGTGAATGAAGGACACTTGCTTTGCTGTTATTATAACGGTTATTTCATTGATGTAGAAGTAGATGCTGTATGTAGACAACAGAAAGATATAAGAAAGTTGTTTCTGGGATATAAAGTCAAGAATATAGGGAAAGGAACACCAGAATTTGATTATTCTTCATTGAAGATTGAACCTATTGGAGAGGGGGAATATTATGGTTTTGCGTGCGATGGAGACCATAAGTTTTTATTGGAGGATGGGACGGTTGTACATAACAGTTATCAATGGTCTTATGCCTTTATTCTGTGGCGTTTATGGTCCTACACAAGACCGACTGCATATAGACAAGACACGGTAGACAATGCCAACCGGAAAGAAACATGCTATATTACCAATACTTTTACACTGGCAAAGGTGCAGATAGCGAAAGTGACGGAAGAGATAGAGGCGAACGACTTAATAAAGGAAAAACTGAACCCTTATAACAAGGCTTCAATCGGAGAAACAGCCATAAAGACGGAAACGGGGAGTACGCTGCATGTACGCGGTAAGGATTCAATGATTCGCGGTCTGCATGTAGGGGCTTGCTTGTGTGACGATATGCCGGATGAAAGTTCCCTATATTCGGACGAACAAAGAGAGAAATTGAAAGAACTTCTGAAAGGTACTATAGAACCGATTGTAGAGCCATACGGTTACTTTCTTGTAACTGGTACGCCTTATTCTTCTGCACCGAATGAATTGTACCAGATATTGAAGGCAGACAAGCGTTTCTATTGTTTTGAATATCCGATATTGTTTCCGGATGGCAGACCGTTGGCACCAGACAGATACACGTTTGAACAGATATTGGCGAAAAAGGAAGAACTTGGAACGATTGTGTTCAACCGTGAATACCTGGTGGTTCCTATCAGTGACACGTCAACGATATTTCCGTATGAATATCTGATGCGTAGCGTTATAGGAATGGAAACGATACGTTTTGCGTCAAGTATAGACGATTTTCCTTTCAAGCTTACAAGGGTACATATAGGTGTGGACTTTGCGGTTTCCGGTAATATTGGAGCGGACTATACAGTGTATTCGGTATGGGGCAAAGATGCGATGGATAACTACTATTTGTTGTACTATTACCGGAAGCGCGGTATGTCGCATAACGAACAGGTGGATAAGATTGTACAGCTTGACCGACTTTTCCACCCCAATAAGATACGGTGTGAGGCAAACGGTTTCCAGTCCATATTGTCCGGACTGGCAAAGGAAAGAGGGCTTAAGAATATAGAACCGTTCACGACAACGGAAGGAAACAAGAAAGATTTGTATACTGGACTACCTTCTTTGTCCGCAATGTTTGAAAGAGGACAGATAAAATGCCCCTATGCGATAGGAGAAACGAGGCAGGCGGTTGACTTGATGTTCGGTGAATTTTCTTCTATTACATTTAGAAGTGATAATGGGAAATTGGAGGCAGCAAGCGGTCACGACGACATAGCACTCAGTTCGTTCCTCTCCATAAATAGCTTACGCGAAGATGATAAAGAAGTAAAAATAAGTGTAGATTTGATATAATATTATGAGAACAGCTAACAAAATGACAAACCGTAAATATAAGTTTATCTATAAAACAACTAATAATATAAACGGTAAAATTTATATCGGGCAGCATATTACTGATAGACTGAATGATGGATATAAAGGCAGTGGTATTGTTATAGAACAAGCATTTAAAAAGTACGGCAAGCATAACTTTAAAATAGATATTTTAGAATTTTATGAAGGAGATTCTAAAGAAGAATTTAATAATCTTGAAAGAAGTTATATAGAAAAGTTTGATTCTATAAATCCGGAAGTAGGATATAATAGAACTTTGTGTTGTGGAGGAGGATTTTTAGGAGAAGAAGTTTATAAGAAAAGGTTTTATAGACATTCAGAAGAAGCAAAAAGAAAGATTGGACTTGCTCATAAGGGAAAGGTTATTTCAAAAGAATCAATAGAGAAAATGAGAAAAACCAAATTAGGTAAAATTAATAATAATCGTAAAAAGAAAACTATTGAGGAAAGAAAGAAAAGAGTTATTTCAAGAAAAAGAGAAAGACCTATTTTGCAATATGATTTGAACGGTAATTTTATAAGAGAATGGGAAAGTGTATGTGAAGCTGGTAAATTTTACGGGTTATGTTATGGAGCTTCGGGAATTAGAACAGCTTGTAACAATCCGAATCGTACTTGTAAAGGGTTTAAATGGAAATATAAAGAAACAAATGAAGAAAGAGAAAATATCGAAATTGCTTCTTCTAAAAGGTCGTATGAAGTAAAATATCCAAGAAAAGGCAATATGAGAATAGAACAATATGATAAAGATATGAATCTTATAAATACTCATGATTCTTTTAGTAATGCAGCAAGAAGCGTAAATCTTGTGAACGGAACCGCTATAAAAAGGGCTTGTGATAATTTCCCAGTTTTTACAGCGAGAGGTTATTATTGGAAGAGGATTTATTAAATGATGTTAAATAACTAACAATTTACACATAAGCACTTGCGTATGTCATAACATAATCTTATCTTTGCAATGTGAGAAAGAGATAAACGAAGTCAAACAGATAAAAGATAAGAAAATGGAAAACGATATTAAGGTTCTCAAAGAGTTGTACAAGTTCATTTGTGTTAGTGAAGGTATCAAGGCAATTGCCTTGAAGTTCTGTAAAGTTGGAAAGGGTGGAGCTTGCTGTTCATATGTGGCTAACAAACCGAAATCAATCTCTATTGACTTGAATAGAATTAATGTCGGTTCCGCCTACGCTTTGTGCCACGAAGTAGCACACCAGATATGTATCGCTAATGAAGGCAATGCAACGCATAACGCAAAGTTTAAAAAGATGGAAAAGGAATTGGTTAAGAAGTATGCCAATTGCACTATTGCAAGAAATTTAATTTGGTAATGAAGGGAGGATAAGGTTATGAAAAAGGATTTGGTAAAGACGGCTTTAGGATATAGATGTTTTCTATCTATTGAGGAAATTGAAGTAACAGACCCTAAAGATAAGAAGGAATGTAAGATACTTGAAGAATTTAACGATTCTACAACTATTAAGAAAATAGCATTGAAGTATACCGACAACAAGCTGTTCCACGAGATAACAAACCGATTGATTGAACTTGATAAGGTGGATTTGACAGAAGAAGAACATGCAGAAAGACAAGCGTTAATTACATTGTCTCAATATTTTAGAGTTAAGTTTTGATTTAACCGATTAATAGCGTATATTTGTAACGTATATAACATTTTGTGATTATGGAGGATAAGATAATTAAGATTAAGGGACATGAATATAAGATGTCCTTCCCTACAGTAGGACAATATTACGAGATTGAAACGCAGAAGCAGTTTTTAGGTCGTGGATATTACAATACCTTGCTGGGTAACAGAACGCAGGCTGCGGCTGATGCTTTGGATATGATAGATATTGAAGCGACGCTTACAGTGATGTTGCCGGACTTGCTGGCAGATATGAAGGTAACTTCTTTCAAACAGCTTGGTATCAAGGACTACGTGGAGGTAAGGGATATTTACAATAAGGAGGTTTTGCCTTTTATTAAGGAAGTTGAAAAAATGATGAACCCCAACCGATAAAAAGGATTCAAGCGAGAATCACTATAGTTTGAATGTTTAGTTATTCAGAGGAGTGTGGGGGTATAGTCTGTTATGGGTTATACCCCCACTTTTGATTGATTTTGTATGATGGAGCGAGATAAAAAGGAAGATTTCAGAACGTTTGTAGTCAGATGGAATAACAAGTTTCCGCTTGACAGATGGTATAGAAAGAAACATAACATTGCTTTCATGTCCGAGGAACACAAGAAATGTTCTTTTTTTCAACAACTTTTCGAGTTCGAGGAAGACCGGATGTTCAAGCAGGCTTTGGAGGACGAGGAAAAGAAAGTTGAATACGTTCCGAATATCGGTGAATGGCTGAAAGATTCCTATGATGAAATGGTGGACCAGGAAACCGATACCAAGGAGATAACGCAAAGTCAGATTGAGGCTTTCCGTGAAGAAATGGCGCGGATGGCTGAATACGAGGAAAGCCAAAAAGATAAGGAATAATGGCAGAGGATAAGAGGATTAGGATTGCGGCCGATACCACACCGCTAAGACAGTTGAGAGAAGAAGCGGTTTCTTTGTACCGCGAGATAAACCAGACTTCCATGCAGAGCGCACAGGAAGCCGAGAAAAGCATTTCACAGCTACGGGAACAACTTGCATTGATGGAAGACCGTAACGAGCTTGAAAGACTGTTGCTGGACCTTAAAAGACAGTCTGCCGCCATTGATGCAACCACAATGCAAAAACCGTCTCCGATGCCGGAAAGACCGATAAGGAGACAGCCGCCTACAGAAGAACTTCCAAGACCGGAACAACCTACCATAGACCCCGAAACCGGGTCTATTACATGGGACGTATCGCCAAGAAGAAAAGAGGAACCCGTACAGCCGGAACCAAGACGGAAAGGGCAAAGACCGGAAATGGAAACGGATGTAGAAGAACCTTTGCCTATAGAAGAACCGGAAGAAAGACCAGCGCCCAGAAGAAGGAGAAGAAAAGTCCAGGAACCCATACCGGACGTGGAACCTATCATAGATGAGGAAACTGGTTCTATGACCTGGGATTTGACACGGAAACCGCAAAGGGAAAGAGTTACCCCTATAGAAAGAGGTGTAGAAAGAGAAGAACCGACAACAAAGGAAACGCAGAAGGAAATATTAAGGGAGATAAACAGACACGTCGAGAATATAGACGAATCCGTTACGAACGTTGATAATTCCAAGAACTTCCAGGACAACAGTGAAAACAGAACGGACAACTCACGGCATACGGAGAATATAACCGAGAATGTTGTAAATATTGAAAAGAATACCCAGACAATAACGGAGAATACAACCGCTATAAGGGAAAAGGGGAATTTGGAGGTCGTTTCAGAACAACCGAACAGACCTCTATTAAGGGAAGACGATAGAATACAGAGAAGACCGGAAATAACGGATAACGGACAGACGGAAATCAAGTTTTTCGACGAGGGGATAATACGTGCTATTACAAGACTGGGAGTGGTAACGGATAATATAGGACGTGATGTCATTTCCGCTTTAAGAGGACTTGAAAAAGGAACGGGTGAGGAAAACCAAAGAACCAGTATTACCCGTTACCTGGAAACTATTGCAAATTCCGTATCTGTTATAGAAGACAGTGCAGAAAACATATTAGAAGAAATACAGAAAGCCGTTTCCGGTTCGGGTTTCGGAGGTGGAACGGGGACACCTGGCGGCATTGTACCACCTACCGGAAGTACAGGCGGAATAGGAGGAGGACTAAATATATTCGGAGGAGGATTAAAAGGAATATTGGGCGGTTTGGGGGCTTTGACGGCATTCAATACCGCCAAGAACGTATTGTCCGAGAGATATTTCAGAAACCAGGAATTCGAGGCAAGGTCGCAATATCAAGGAACCGTGGAGACTGCTGCAAATTATACACGATTGCAAGCCGCTAACCAGGCAGACGCTTATAGATGGATTCCTTTAGTTGGAGATGTGATTGCAAAAAGTATAGAATTGCCAGCACAGCTTGCAGCAGAAAAGATGATGGCAACTTTCGGGAAATATGCGGAAGGCGAAAGACGTGTTATCCCGTATGCACAGGTTATGGGTGTATCAGCCGGGGAAGCTTTCAGACAAGCTGGAAGGGAAGGAAGTTATGCAGCAGAATCACTTGGTATGGATTACGCTTCATACCTTGGAAGACGTGCCGAATTGATACGTGCAGGAGGAGGACGCTTTGTTGGTGGCAATGAATACGACCCGTATGCAGTAAAAGAAACGCAGTCAGTAATGGCTGCGGAAAGATTGTTCGGATTGTCACCTAATGCGGTCAACCGTTTGCAGGGTGCAATGAGGTTCGGAGACCAGGATTCGGGTACCGGGGCTTCTGCAATTATCAGAGAGTTCGAGCAGGCAATGAAAAATTTAGGCATTCCGTTTGAACAGATAGCCTCTACAATGGAAGAAAGTTTAGATACTTTCGTTACACAGTCCGACCAAATTCTTTCAAAGCGAGGTGAGTTTGACGCAAAGGAGCTTGCAGCGATGTTTAGTGGAATACGCCAGGCAACCGGATTGCAGGGAAGACAACTTGAAAGGGTACAGCAAGCATTCACCGGACAAGGAATATCAAAAGATGAGGTGACGAATGCAATGCTTGTACGGTCTATCCAGGAAGTTATGCCGAACAAAACATCCTATTCGGAAATCCAGGAAGAACTGGAAAAGATACGTGCAGGAGCGGCAGACCCCGAAGTTATGGAAAACTTCTTGAATAGGGTTGTAGAAAGTACCGGGGGAGGTTCCGAACAGTTACGCTTGGCAATGTCCGAAATATTTCCTAATTTGTCCTGGAGTGACATTAATTCTACGATACAAAAGGACAGTGACCCGTCTAAGCTTGTAAGCAATTTGTTTGACTTGTATAGGCAGGCAAGTCAAAGGATTAAGGAAACGCCCGCAGAAGCTTATGACAGGGGCGCAGCACGGAGGACTGTAGGTGCCGGGGAAACCATTTTGGCAGGTGATATGAATCGCCAGATGTCGGAAGGTGCAAATCAGTTGAAAGAGATAAAAAAAGTTCTGGACAGTATTAAAGAAGATACCGCAATATTGGCAGGTGTGAAAGATAGAATAGATACTTATGCAGGAATGCCGAAACAAATAGTAGAAGACACGAAACTTGTTTCTGGTGCATATAAAGAAGCAGGTAGCTCCGATTGGGATGCTTTATTGAAAGGTATTCAAATGTCCATATCCAAAGGATTCTTGGATATAATTACAGCAGGAAAAAGTCGTAATATTCCAGCAGAAAGATAAGAACGATGAAAGTAAATATATTTAATATACAGAGTTATAAGTACAACGTAGAACCCCAAACGTTTATAGACGATTGGCAAAAAGGACTGGGACCAGATACACCGGAAGCAAAGAAACTGTCGGTTCCGGAATTTATGGACGTGGTAAACGAGATTTCCAAAATTTCAAACCTGGATGCTATCTGGGCTACATACGACGATTGGGAGAAAGAGAAGTACAAGAACGAGTATTCAAACAAGAATTTGCCATATATCAAGCCGAATACCCCTCTTTCTTTTCCTATAAAGGATTCTCCTTTGCTTATACAAAAAGCGTCAAAGAGCGACATGTTCATGAAGCAACGCGATTTTTCGGCTTATTGGTCTGAAAATTTAACAAAGCTTCTACAGGATAAGGAAGGATATGTAGCGGACAATGTGGTTGCACTGGATGAAGAAATGTCAGTAAGGACAAAAGTACAGCCTATAAACATTAAGGTGTGGATATACTGCAAGGCTATAAACAAGGTTGTGGATGTAAGTCAGTTTGTCAATACATGTTCTACCGACAAGGGGTTCAAGAATGGCACGTTTTCGATTAACATAACACCCTTTAAGGACGCTAATATGTCGAACGTGTACGGTGCAGGATATTATGATATATTCCCGGTTGTAACTCCTAAAGGATATGACTATAAATCCTATCTCGAAAAGGTGGTACAGATAAACGATATAGTGTTTATCCGGTTTGAGCGGTTGAGACTGGAAGGAAGTTCGGACAGCGAAAATGCCAATGATTTGTTTGTACCGTTGAACAAGCTTGCCAATAACGGTCCGGACTATAATGTTTGGGATATGATAGGTTTTGTGGACAGTGTAATGGAAACCTATTCTTCGGAAGACAATTCAAAGAGTACCGTCATAAGCGGACGCGATATTGCAAAAATGTTTGTGGAGGACGGAAGTTATTTCATACCTTTGGGAAATGTCAATGATACTGTACAGAACTGGTTATTAAGAAAAACAGGTGGTGTATGGAATGGACGTAATGTGTTCGGTGGTGAGTATCAATTTGTATGGAATTTGGGGTACAAAACGATAAATGAATGTATTTGGTTTATTATTAATATAATGTCTTCTATCGGATTGTGTAGTGATGAAGTTTTTTCTTCATGGGGTGACAAGCGGATAACGGCATACAGTATTCCGGGACAGCAGGACTTGAAGGTGAGGGGAATATGGCAGATTGTTAAGCTGCAAGTGTCTGGGGATATAATGGAAAGGATTGTGACAGATACAGGACTGGGGAACCCGAACGGAACACTGATGCAGTACATGGAACGCATTTGCCAATATCCGTTGACAGAATTTTTCTTTGACACCTATATAAACACGATTGATGTCATTGTAAGACAGCCACCGTTTACGGAGAAGGCAATAAAAGACGCTTTCAAGTCGGAAAACTATATTACGATAACACCGGATAATGTAATATCGTATAATTTGAGCTACGACCCACGGGTTTACACCTGGTTCCAGTTACACGCACAGAATGCGCAGGTAGGGGGACGTGATAAACCTGGGTTGGCCTTTGTTCCTATTGTGTACCTGGAAGAGTATGTGGAACGATGGGGTAACAGGAAAATGGATTTCGTGGATATGTACTGTATTCGCATGATACAGAACGGAGCGGAAAACCAGAAGATATTTTCTACCTACCAGGCAACAATGCTGAATGACTTGATTTATCTTGTCGAAAGCAACATGTATGTACCTTTTACCCGGTGCGGAACGATAGAGATAAACGGGGACAGACGCATAAAGGTGGGAACTTTCGTGCTGAACCAAAGTACGAACGAGTTTTTCTATGTGACGAATGTAACCAACACTATATCATTTAACCGTGACGGGGTGGACAGACGTACCGTTTTACAGGTGGAAAGAGGATTCTATGTACCTATACTTAAAGGAAATCTGATGGAAGCGGTAAAAAGAAACGACAATTCGGTTTCTGAAAAATCAGCGTCCGGATTTACACCCGATTATTTTAAGTTGGTGGATTTAAGCGGTTTGAGACAGAAGGCGAAGGAAGCGGAAAGCGGACAGATAACATCCTATGACAACCCGACGGTTGACAAGCAGCAGTTTGATTATTTTTTGAACAGGAAATATTTCGGAGGACTTGAATAATGGCAGGAGGAACACCAAGAATAAGCAGTAACAATTTGCCGCCTATAATGAAGGGGTATATAATGATACCCACGGATGTAGGCAGGGAAGCGTATATAGATACGGTATTTAGGACGAATATAGTTGCCGTGATGATGGAAGGCGGTATATTCCGTAATGATGCACGTATTACCAACGAGGCTATCAATAACATATGGTTTCCCGAAAAACCGGGTGAGAAGGGATGCCAGGTAATGATAGCGAGCAGCGATTTTCTTAATCAGCCTACAGTTATAGGCACCTTTATAGGGAATGATGAGGTTCCGGCATGGAGCGAGGATGTTATACGGATGAAAAAACAGGTGGAAGGAGTAACTATGTCTATGACGATAGACCCACGCAACCAGGAATGGAACATGAACCTTACTTCTATAGAGAAGCCCGTAAATTTCAACGTTACATTAGGAGGTAACGAAAAACATAAGATAAGATTGCAGAGTTCGGGGGAAGCCGAGATAGTGGCTTCCAAGAAGGTGAAGGTAACCGGATATAACGAAGTCATTGCGGAAGTCGTTAATGTGGTCGAGGACGTGAAAGAAAAGGATAAGGAGATAAGGCGTTTCGCTATGAACATGGAAGAGGCTAATTTTACGTGGAAGACCCAGGACAAGACAACCGTAATAAAGGCCGACCCCAACACTGTAGACGTTAATTTCCACGACGGGAAAAGCCATATAACAATGGATGAAAGCGGCGTAGTGCTGGGATATGACAATGATGCGGAAATGATTCAGTTAACGCAGAACCTAATAAAGCTTATGACCGGACAGAAAGTCAATATAAACAATGCGAAGGAACCTCTAACACTGGCGAACACTTTGATACAGCTATTGAATAATGTGGAGAACCAGATAATGACACTAAAGAACGCATGGCAAACAGCGCTTGCAGGTTCGGGGGCGATGGATGGAGGTAAAGCCGGATTCGGTGCCGGGGTCGGTGCGGTAGCGGCAGTAAACCCGTTACAGTTTGATGGAATAAAAAGCACGGTAACTTTTTCGGATTGATAATAATTTTGTATTTTTGAAAACGATAAGAAAAGATTATGGCAAACGTCGCACAATCAGCAATACAGAAAGCAGGGTCTTTGATAGAGACAGCCGGAAGAGCTATACTTGCATCTCAATTTCCTAATGATTTTGAGGTGTATCTTTGTACGCTTGAATTGGCGGATTCAAAGAACAATACGATAGATTTTTTCACGTTCCCGATTAACCCGAATGCGATAAGCAAGACGGAAGCAAAAAGGGAAAACATAAGGAATACGGCAGGGGGTGTTACGGTGTTGTCTTCTCCTACTTTTGTACCGCAGGACATAACGATAAGAGGAGATTTCGGACGTACTTTCAAGTTGTTGTTGTCGCTTGGCGGTGGTGCGTCAAGTTTGGCAGGAGCGGCCTATAGTCTGTCAGCCGGGAAATGGAGTTTAAGCGATGTTTCGGGGAAAAATACGAACTCCTTAAAGTCGGCTTCGTTCGACCCCTCTGTTAAGAACGGATATGGATGTACGAAGATATTGCAGGCTATCATATCAAAAAGCAATGGCGTGGATAAGGACGGTCTGCCATTTCGTCTTTACTTCTACAATATGGCTTTGGGTGAGAGTTATTTGGTTGTGGTGCCCCCTACTGGGCTGGTATTGAATCAAAGTTTACAGCGTAACATGATATGGGAGTATTCGCTTACAATGACAGCGATAGCGCCTTTGGAGGCTGTAGCAGGCGAACAGAAGGCGAAAACAGCACTCACTAAAATTTGTACGGCCGCAGCAATACAGAAAGGTGTGAACGATTTGGCGGCTTCTTTAGCAACGTTGTTATAAAAGGAGGATAAAGGATGGATGCAGTAATGGAAACGGCATACGCCAAATTCAAGAATATTACAGGGTACGACATAAAGAAGTTCTTCCAGGATTATGTTGATTTTTGTAATAATCATTACCCCTATATAGTGGACTATTACCAGGGAGGCGAGATAAACGCACAGTCATTCTACGAACTTGACAAGATGATTGCACAAATCAATATCGTAGAACCCATGTTTCAACTTCATGAAAACAAGTTGGACGATATTTCTATGTGGGAAATACTGGATAACTTTTCGGAAGTGGAAACAAAGATATTGACAATAAAAAATTCTGACAGATGGTTAAGAAGTGCAACGCTTGGAAGACAGAACACTCTACAGCTTGACAAGCAGTTAAGGACAGGAGAGACGTTCGAGAATGTAGCGGAAGAAATCGCAATGACGGACCCGGAAGACGACTGGACTTCTATAACTACACCACAATACATTATAGAAGAGGATTATAAGGCAGGTCAAGGAAGTAATACTTTTGCTGTAAATCTTCGCAATATCGGTGTAAACTATGTGGATAATGTGGTAGATACACTGGTAGGCGAGAACGTGTTGGGTAAAGACATAGATACGGAGTTTGAGTTTAAGAATGATGATTTGAAGGTGAAGAAATTCGGTACATCTATGGAGCAGGCATTAAAAATCATATTGGAGGCTTTGAAAGGCTGTATTCCGGAATTCAAGGACTACGGACTTCCATCTGATTTTGTAGGTCAGACAACAAATGCAATACAATACCCGGTAATATTTAAGGCCCTTATGAACATGTTCCAAAGAGATAACCGATGGGCGAGTGCAGAGCTTCTTGATTTGGTAAAAAAAGAAGACGCGGTGTTTATGAAGGTGAAGGCTACAACCGTGACGAGAGAAGATTTTGTTATTAATGTTCCTATTTAAATATATTTACAATGATTACTAAAACAGCGAATACGATTGCAAATTTGAAGAATTTGTGGATTGAAATGTTCTTAAACAAGACCGACCGCGTTTCAAACATTGCGGACGGTTCTGTACTTAATGGTGTCGCTTATGGTACTGCAAAGGTGGCGCAAAAAGCGATAAAGGATATTGCCATAGTGGAGGCGCAGATTTTCCCCAAGTCGGCAACAGGCGAATATCTGGACAAATCGGCCGCGTTGTTCGGTGTAAGTCCGAGAAAAGAAGCGCTTGGTTCCTCTACTTATGTACGTGTTTTTGCCGAGCCTGGCACGCATTATGAGGTAGGGACAAAGTTTATTTCAAAGAATGGAGTGCAATTTACTGTAGACCAGCCTTTTACGGTTGATAAGTCGGGATATGGATATATCAGTGTAAGAAGCGTTATCACCGGGTCTGCTACCAATGTGGAGGCGAACAGTATTACCGAAGTATCACCAAGACCGTTGACACATATAGAGTGCACGAATGAATATGCGGCTATTGGTGGACGTGATTATGAGGACGACGAGACATTCAGAAACAGAATAATAAATTACAACAACAAGCTTTCCACCGACACTATGGAAGGCTGGACGCAAATATTCCAGGATTTGGATTCACGCATTCTAAAGGTTATGAATGTCGGTTTGGGTGAGGACGGAAAGACGCACATCTACCTTGTAACCCAAAACGGGTCTTTCTTTACGGACGATGAATTGGAAGAATTGCTTACAAAAGCTACACCCTATTTCGGATTGACCGAACTTGATTTGCAGGGGAATACACTTGGAATTGTGATTGAGAATGCAAAATGGATGTATGTAGGTGGCGAAGAGGGGGTAGATTTCCGTGTAGAATTGTCACCTAATGCAGTGATTGCGGATGTAAGAAAAAATATCCAGATTGCAATGACTAAGTATTTGGATTTCCGTTTCTGGGAAGCAGGCAAAAAGGTAGAATGGGATGATTTGCTGGAAGTTGTGAAGACTGCGGAAGGCGTGAAGTATGTACCGGACGAATACTTCTTCCCCTATTTTGACGAAGAAGTGCCTTTGAATATGTTGCCTCGTATTAAGGGATTCAGAATGCGAGACCTGGAAGGAAACATTCTGTATGATTCGGGTAGCAGCTTGTCTAATATTTTCTATCCGGCAGGAGAAAGCGATATATATAAAGGCTCTCAATCGGTTATAGCGTCACAGAAATACTTGTGTTCGTTTACCGTAACCAATACCAAGAATGTAGCCGTACCGGGTGCATACATAACAATAGGAAACAAGGTAATCATTACGGACAGTAACGGTACGGCCAACATTCTTTTGGAAAATGGGGAATACTCGTACATATTATCAAAAACGAACTGGACGCAAAAGACAGGGGAGTTTGTCGTTCTGAACAACCCTATTTATATAAACATAAATGATTTCATTGCAACACCCTATTCGGTTACGTTTACTGTATATGAAGGAGAAGCGCCTTTGCAGGGTGTCAAGGTGACGACAAGCGTGTACACGTCTGAAACGGACGATAAGGGACAGGCGGTCATTAACCTGGAGCCGGGAACCTATGAATACAAGCTTGAAAAATCGGGTTTCCAGACCATAGAAAGTGTATTTACGGTTGAAAATCAGCCAGTAGATATATTTCAAAGAATGTTCCTTACAAAAATGAATGTAAATTTTGCTGTAATTGACAGAAACAGAAGTATTTATATTCCGGAAGCAAACATCACAATAAATGACATAAAGGAAAAGACGGATAACGAAGGGCAGGCAAGCATGGGGCTGCAAACCGGGAAATATGAAATGAGGGTTGCAAAAGAAGATTATCAAGACCTTGTAAAGGAAATTGAGATTGTCGGAGAAGACCCTAATTGTATTCTCGTCGAAATGACGGCAATTCCGTATGCGATAAAGTTTACAGTACTGGATTCTGCTACCCATATGGTTTTGGAAGGAGTAACGATAAAGATAAATGGTTCTACCTATCTAACAGACAAGGAAGGTATAGCGATTATAAGCTTGCCGAACGGGACCTATGAATATACGGCTTTCAAGTCCGGCTATATGTCCGTCAATGATTTTGTAGTGGTGGAAGGTTCGGAAGTATCTAAGATTGTGGAACTGGAGCAGGCTTTTTATACATTCCGCTTGACTGTACGGGACATTGAGAACGGTAATTATATCCAGGGTGCGGAATTGCAAATAAACGGAGAGACGCGTGTAACGAACGTTAACGGTGTTGCAAGTGTGACACTTGGAAACGGTGATTATGAATATACGGTAACGCACAGAAACTATAAGAGATACACCGGAACGGTGACTATCAAGGACCAGGATGTACCGGAAACAATTTACCTGGAATTGAGAGACACGGTAATAACATATACCGCAACGGACGCGATAACGAAGGCTCCTATTTCCGGTGTATATATCGAATTGATAAACAAGGGGACCGGAATTAAGGTGGATTCCGGCTATACGAATGACATAGGCGTGTTGCAGCTTGGAGCGGAGGCAGGCGAATATACTTGGAACGCGACACACAGATATTATGACGCAGTAGAAAACCAGGCGATAACACTCGAAAAACTGAAGGATATAGACCTTCCTTTCACTATGACAAGAAGGGAAATCGAACCGGAAGTTGACGTAATAGAGAATATTCCCGGTGTGTCCGGTGATGCTACTACAGTAAGATTCAGTGGTGAAAATACAGCCGAGACGTTATCCAATGACAGTTATTATTACATAGTTCATACACCGGAAAACTTCGTTGTTCCTAACAAAGGGGTGACGTTCGATTTAATGGAACATGTAAAGACTTTCAGACGTGCAGAAATCGGTGGTGAGGACGAGCCATACGATTTTGCAAGTGGAGGTGCTGAATTGAAATTCAATGTATCGAATGATGAAATAGCTTCTTTGGAAGGCACGATGTTGACAGTGCAGCCGAATGTGACACGTGATGCAGAGCCAAGAACTTTCTATGTGGACGTGACGATAACGACCCCGGTAAGCCAGGTGACTGTAAAGATAACTGCTGAACAGAAAGCTGCTTTGAACTTCAATCCGGTTAAGGACGGAATTGTTATTTCGGTAAAGAACATGTACAACGACAATGTACGGGAATACACGACGAATGCGGCAGGAAAGATATTTCCGGAAGTAATGCCGGGTATTGATTATCAGTTGACAATAAAAGAGAAAGGTTTCTATGAGAATGAAGGTCTGCTAATCAAGAACTGGGGCTTCGGTGCGAGTGTACCTACACTGATGGAAATAACGGCTTCAAAAAGGCTTGAATTGAGAGTAAAACAGCAGAATACCCTAAGACCGCTTGAAAATGCGACTATAAAGGTGTCCGGAATGTCACTGCCTCAAACCGTTACGTCCGGAAGTGATGGTTCGGCAAGAGTGTACATTTCACCTATTGCAATGAGCTATGAGTGTACAGTAACAGACCATACGAAAAAGACTGGAACATTCACACCCCCGTTGTCGGCTGATTACCTGGATATAATCATGGGCTATGCTGCAATGACGTTCAGTCTAACATTGACAGCAAACAATCCTTATTCCAAGGCGGCAGAAAGTTGTACGGTAACGGTTACGAGTGCATGGGGTGGAACATCTTCACAAGCATATAGTTTTTCTGGAACAACGAATGCAAGCGGACAATTGACATCACAAGGAAATGGAAATTTCAATATACCGCCTGGAAATTATACGATAACCTATGGAGGTGGAAACAGTAATTTCGACGGTAAGACAGAAAATATCTATCTGCCTACGGACAAGACGCATTCAGCAGTATTAACAAGAAGAACGAAATCAGTCACATTCACGGTAAAAGAAATAATACCCTCTATTTCGACTACAGCATCTAATCCGGTAAAAACAGGTCTCGTGCTTGCATGCTATTACAATGACAACGGTACATCTTCCGGTGCGAATGTAACGACGAATGCAAGCGGACAATTTACAAAAACAGTGTATGCAGGAATTGCAGAACGTTTCCAGGTGCAACCAATAGGATTCTATTCTGGAAACGGTGCAATAGCTACAGTCAATTATAAAGATGCAAACACAAAAGACCTTGTATATACATGTTCAAAGAGAATTCCGGTATATATCACATCCAATCTGTATGGTGAGTTAAGTGGCGCATCAGTGACGTTCAACGGAATGTCTGTGAACCAGACAGGAACGACCAATACGGACGGGATAGTGCAAATGTACATATCTCCGGTAAATATGTCTTACAGTGTAAGCAAGCAACATTACAATACCAAGACCGGGAATTTCAAGCCTACCGGAACAGAAACAAGAATGGATATTGAATTGGATGCGAAGGAGTACCCGGTCACTTTCCATGTGTCAACACAAGGAGTTTTGCCACCGGACGGAATTTTGGTACGTGTGACAAACAACGTATTGCCGGACATTGTATTTGAGGGCGAGACGAACGCGGAAGGAACGATAGTGATGCCGAATGTTCCGGTAGGAGAATACACCTATGAGGTTCTTGCAGGTGAGGTTTCATCCGATACATTCTCACATCCTCAAAATGAAAGTGGTACAGTGTTGGATGTAGAAGTACAATATGAATTGATTAACGCAGGTATTCAAGTTTCGGAGGTGTACGGTACGGCAGGAAGAGCGTACTTGTCAAATCAGACTATTACAATGACATCCAAGGCAGGAACGATAAAGCTGACTTTGGATGAGAATGGTTATACTAATCAGTTATTGATAAAGGGACTGGAATACACGTTTACGACTGATTCATACCCGGCTTTTTATAGCAACCCGACACAATCCTATACATGGACCGAAGACGGTGTGATATGGACGTTCGACTTGAATGTGACCTCAAAGATAACGGTCAATGTAAAGGATGTATATGTGAAAAACAATATCCAGGGAGTAACGGTAGCTTACAATGAACAAGTAATGACAACGGATGCAAGCGGTAACGCTTCATTGTTCCGGTCAGCACTGACAAAGGACTATTCTTTGGATAAAGAGGATTATAGTACAGTAAATGGAACGATTGCACCTACCACGGCTTCACCGCTCAATGTTACAATGTTGAGAAATAAGCATACAGTGACAATAAATCGGTATGAAGTAATACCAGGTGGAAGCAAATTAAGTGTTAATTATACGTTGACTTATACGTCAGCAGCAGGGAATGGGGAAATATATACCAATAGTACAACTTTCGAGGCATATTTAGGTATTCCTATTACATTTATTATAACAGCCGAAGATAGAAGACCTTTTTATACGAATTATGAACAGACACATACCTATACGGAGAATGGTGAAGCATGGGATATGAATCTTACTTGTGCGAAACAGATAACCGTGAATGTAAAGGATGATGTTCCAGGTACGAATGTGTCAGATGCAACGGTAATATATTTTGGGCAGACAAAAACGACCGATACAAGCGGCAACGCGGTATTTTATTGGAGCGGTACTGCAAGAGATATATCAGTAAGTGCGTCAAATCTTGAATCTTATACAGGGCAGATAACTTACAATTCCCCGAATCCGTTAAATGTGGTAATGACACGTGCAGCCAATCCAGTTACACTTGTAGTAAGAGAAGTAACGCCAGCACAAACAACCTATTATCAGAACTTGCAGATAAAATACACGGCAGGAAGTGCAATAGGAACACTTACAACGAATACAAGTGGTGCAGTGACATTCAATGGATATATAGGTACGGAAATGTCGTTTACGGTAGTAGGACATCCAAACTTCTACAGTAACCCGACACAGAAACACACCTATACAGCCGCCAATCAGTCATGGACTATGGATTTGACGGTAACGGCAAAGATAACTATAAACGTGAAATCGAACGTACCGAGCGGAACGAATTTAAGTGGAGCTACCGTATCATATTTTCATCAGACAGGGACAACGGACAATAGCGGTAATGTATCATTGTATAGGAGTTCTGTAACAAGAAATGTAGATATTACAGCGACATATCACGGTAATTATAGAGGCAGTATAACGTCAGACACCGCGTCTCCGTTCAATGCGGTAATGACACGTTCAACCGCTACAGTAAGTCTTGGAGTGAATGAATCTATTCCGGTTACTCCTAAATACATGCTCGAAATCACTACGGATGCAAGTTCTGCTGTATCGCCTGGATTGGGAGGTTTTAGTATATACACACCAACAAGTGCAAACAAGGAATTCGTAGCATATTTCAGAGCAAAGATTCCATCTGGCAGAAAACTTGTTTTTGCAAGTAATGCGACAGGTGATAATCCCGTAAGGAAATGGATTTCTTCAAACCAGGGAACCGGAAACTGGATTACTTATGCCTATTATGTAAGATGCGGTGCGACAGGAAGTTTTTCAACGACCAACTTCTTCTATATAGAAGGTGGAAGCAGACCAATTACATGGTATCTTGAAATGGCAACCGTATTCGATATTACCGGAAGTAATGTACAAAATAAATTAAATGCTGAAATTCTAAGTAAATGTACTTTTGATAAGATAGTAAGTGGTTATAAGGATTTTCTTTTCAACGAAGGAATGAATGGAGTAATAAAGTACAATAATTCTAATACAAATGCTGTAACAGTGACAAGAAAGGCGGCTTCTGGGACAGATACGTTCAATTTCACGATGGCAACTTATGCGTCTATGAAGATGAATTTCAGTCCGGCAGCTTCTACAAGTCCTTTGACGCTTGACACGAACGGCAATGTATCTTTTGTATGCTATCTGGGTACGCCAGTGACATTTACTCCGGTAACAAGGTCTGATTATTACAGTAATCCGAATGTTGCATTGACTTATACAACAGCAGGACAGTTCCAGGGAATATATCTGATTTGCAAGAATAAGATAACCATTAATACAGTAGCGAATATCTACAATACATCTAATGCGCTTTCGGGAACGATTACATATTTTGGTCAAACACTTCCATCCGGAGGAAGCTTCTATAGAAGTGGATTAGACAGACAAATGACTGCCACGGCACAGTATTTCAATAACTACGTAGGAACAGTGACCGCCACACAGACATCACCCTATACAGTGACGATGAACAGAACGACAAGGACGGTAACATTGACAGTAATAGAAAAGGTGCCAAATATATCCGAAATTCATTATCTTAAAAATGCAGTGATAGTAAGAAGTGTTCCGTCTACTTCAAATGCTCCGGCAGGAGAAATAACACTGGACACAAACGGAAAGAAAACGAATACTGTATATGCAGGTATAAACTACACCTATACACCGAAAAACTACGCAAGTTACTATAGTAATGCAAGTCAGAGCCATACATGGAAGAATGAAAGTGAACAATGGACTATGACATTGAACGTGACCGCACGTCTTACATTCAATATAAAGAGTTCTAATTATGGAACGAATATAAGTGGAGTGTCCGGCTCCTATTTCGGACAGACCGGAACGACAGACAGTAGCGGTAATTGGACTGTATACAGAAGTGGTATAAGTAGAAGCTACTCATTCTCCAAAACAAACTACAATGCGTTGTCCGGTACGTTATCATCTACACAGGCAAGTCCGTTGAACTTGAAAATGAGTGAGACAAGTTCTTCTATCACAATAACGATGAAGGACTATTATCAGAGTGCAGTAAAAGGGAATGCGAATGGATGTCCGGTAACACTGACGAATAAGAGTTTGTCATCTGTCACGTTTACTGGAACGACGAATAGTAGCGGTCAAGTGTCATTCGGCCCTATGATAGCAGGTTCATATACATTGTCGTGGGGTGGAGGTACGAGTTATTGGGTAGCAGGAAGTACGACGATAACAATGCCTACAGCAACGACTACACAGAATGCTGTAAGATTGACGAAGAGTGTAAAAACTTCTTTCCGGTTAAAGGTACCGTTTTCTTCTCCAATATTAGGTTGGTGGAGAGTGAACACATTGATAAAGCCTATATTTACAACAGCAGGAACAGCAACGACAGTTACACTTGTTTTAGATGGGAATGTATATAGAGATGCAACATATACATGGATAGCAGGTATCACAACAACAATAACGGCAAAATTGGCGAATTATTTTGTGACAGGTACAACAACAACAGAAACACCGTATTCCATCACTCCTAATTATAATTTCAGTAATATAGGACATAACAATGACACTACAGCATTCTATTCTACAGCAATAAAGAGTATGACTGTGACTGTACGAAATATTTATACAGGTGCGGCTGTAAATGGTGCTGCGATAAGAATGTACGGTATTAATGGAGATTATAGCGATTCTTTTGGTTATGCAATCCAGACAGTAACGACAAACAGCGCAGGACAAGCAACTGTATACGTATCTGGACTGACAAATAGATATGTAGTAACCGCTACAAGATACGTCACGTCAAATACGACAAGCAATAACACAGGAGGTTTGATAATCAATCTGACACCAAGTGAGGTGACGATAACGATAACGGTAAATGACGCGAACACAGGAACAAGCGTAGGAAGTGGATGTATCGTAAAACTGTCAAGCAACAACACCAGTACAGCATATAGCGACACTACAAACTCGTCCGGACAGGTGGTGTTGAAGATAAAGCCAGGCAATTACTGGTGGGAAGCAGGAGGTACGACAACATGGGGAGCGAGAGGAACAGGAACATGGAACTATCCGAACCGTTCCACTACCTCAATCTCCCTCGTCAAAGACCAGTCCATAACAATAGAGGCCCTAAAGGTAGGGGTGTGGGTGACGAACAGAAGAGTAGAACAATATTCTTCGTATATAAATGATTATTATTCCAAACCATATAAAGGAGCTTATACGGGTATTGTAAATTTAGCGAGTGAAGAAAGTAAGTTATATGCTGTTAGTAATTCTTTTGGTATTGTATTTTTCGTAACTACTGGTACAAAAATTTATACATTAGGACATTCTGTTTATTTGTCAGATAGTTTATTTGGAAAATATTATATAGCTAAATTATATAAAAAAGATGAAACTAATTTATGGGATAGTAATAATTCAATTAGTGTAAGTACAAATGCAATGACAAAATATCTTGGTGTGTCAATAAGTCATCCCGTATATAATTTTGATAATCTTAAACTTCCCGTAATTACATATATACATTATGTAATTGATGCTGTAATACGTTGGACTGCAACTCAAGTATTAAGAAATTATTCAGTTAATGATGCTTGGGAACTCATTTCATCAGATTTATATTATAGTAATAATGCTATAAGTGACCAATATAAATTTTTTAACAATTATTCTGTAAGAAAATATGCTTCTGTTATTAAAACAATACATAGTTCAACTGGAAGAATGAAATCTTATATGATTGGAGCTTATAGTAATTATGAATTTAGAGTAGTAAGTATAACACTACAATATGTTTCTAATTATATCATAGATTTTTCCAGTATACCTGGATATCCTTATAAAGATGAAGGTAGAGTAGAACATATGGGATGGTTGACATTAATAAGTGACAATGAAAAGGTAGTTATTTTAGTAAAATCACAAGATAGGTCATATGGAGATACTCATGCTAAATTTTATTACGGAATATGGAAAGGTCTTGTAGGACAGTATGGGAATAATTTAGAATCGGTTAGTTCTTGGAGTTGTTATTACAATATCCCGTCTGTAATTACTTCTGTAATTGGAGGGGATTATTGGGTATCTCCGGATTTGAAATGGTTGTTCTATATATCACTGAATGGAGCTAATTATCAAGGATTTTCTAAGGGATTGCATACCATAAAAGGTTCGTCAGCCCTTTTTGGAGAAAATGGCTGGACTGGAGTTTCTTATGAAATGGAAGGAGGAGGTACGGATATCTTAAATGCTTGTCAGAACTATTATATATTAGATGTTCAATTTAACAATAAATCTAATAAAATAATAGTTTTTGGAAATTCTTCAAAAGGTGCATTTACAGACCCAAGCTCTACATATAGTTATGCAGAAGGTATTCAGCCAGATATAATACTTTATTTTATTTGGGTGGAAAATCAGAAAAAATTTGTCAGATTAAATAGTTCTTATATAGGAGGAGATGTACTTTGGAATGATTATAGCAACTCTACATCTGGAGGTAAAGGTAATATTTACAAACCTTTAATCAATTTTGTAAATGGAGAAATTAACTTCATGTATCCTGGAGGGAATGAACCGTTTAATGCGTATAGATATAATTTGAGTTTTGGAGATTAAATAAATTAGGTAACTATATACCATTTACATCAAGAATGTTTAGGTATATAGTTACTTTAATTAATATGAACACTTATTTTATTAGTCTCCGAAAGTCAGTTTAGCGTAATAAGCTATCGTATTTTTGTTATATGAAGGGAAGGAATAACTCATATCCCAAGAACCAAGATAATTAGGATTGACATTAAAGAATGGTTTGTATTTTGCACCAGAACTTCCAGAGGATATATATTTATTCCAGAAATTAGTAAATCCTAATGTACTATAAGGTATATTTACCCATTTTTTACCGTTATATACAAATGTAAATAAATGAGTTGGATGAATACCTTCTATATATTGGTCTAATGTCTTTCCTCCTTGTGCTCCTACTGTATCGTTACAGAGAACAATCATTTTATTTTCATTCTTATTAAATTGAATTTCAAGTACATAATAATTTGCAAGTGTATTTCTCAAATCTGCTGTAGAGCTATCGTTAATGGAATAAGTAGCTATCTCATTCCAACCAATATTTACGCTAAAAAGTGAATTTGAACTTGTAACTGTATTAATACCTTTCCCTATTCCGTAATTCCCCCTTTTGCAATACATCAGTGTCTTCATATCTGTTGTTACCCAAGCATTCAAACCAAAATCATCTGTAATTGCAGAAGGAATATTATTGTAAAAAAACCAAAAATTATTTCCTTGACTATCATCTATATAATTCCATGTAGGAGCACCTCTAAATATAAGTATCCCAACCATATTAATTCCTCCAGGGTTTGATGTAGCAGATGAATCTGGGCCGAAACCTAATATTATTAATATTCTATTTTTATAATCAATATGTAGTTTTTTATAAAAAAGAATTTTGAATACTTTTGAAACTGTCACCGAAGAATATATGTCGAATTGATAACCTGCTGTACCGCTACCTATGCTCCATGAGTTAATTTTAAATCTTACCAGATTGATTGCTGAATTATATATCGGTGTAATATAACAGTTATCATCTGAATATTCATTATGTAGAATATCTGATTCGTCTCTTGTAAAAAGTTGTGTGATAGAATTGCGTATAGAATAATTATTGCTAAAATTAAATATCCAATTATCTGCTTGGCCAAAAACATCAATTTTGAGATAATTTAGACTTCTACGTCTTACATTAAATTCCATCCATGTTATTCTATATGCAGAAGAATCACTGAGAAAGGTTCCTACAATATTTTGAAAATCACCGTCAGAACTTTTACTGAGATACAAGCTTCCTTGCATATAATAATATCCCGACAATCTGTTATCACTAAAGACATTAGGAAGTCCTGGAGCCAAAACACTCGTACGTGTATATAAAAAATTATCTGGGTCTATTCCCAAAGAAATAATTGTTTTACCTTGCGGAACATCTTGGTTTACAGAGCTGTCATTTGTATTGTAAGTCAAGACCATAGAACAAGAAGAACTTGGATATCCTTTATTTTCTGTTACTTCTGAACTTGTTATATTATTGTAATACACTAACCCGGTATATGAATTTTTTCTTGTAACGGCGACAGCATCTCCACCACTCCATTCATCCTTCACCCACACCCCTACCTTTAGGGCCTCTATTGTTATGGACTGGTCTTTGACGAGGGAGATTGAGGTAGTGGAACGGTTCTACAGTATTTTTCGTCGTGTTTGTTTTCGTAATATCCAAAATTAATCGTATTTTTACCGTGCAATTAATTGTAGTTCAACATGGAAGTAAAACAGAAGAAAGAAAACCCGTGTGGGGGATTATTTTTACCCCAGTCCACACCTATATATGATAATTTGCCTTTCAGTCGTTTTTTTGAAGAAAACGATAAGGAAGTGATACGGTGGGCAGAAAACGTGCTTGAAAAACTGGAAGGAAGGGGAATTTTGCCCACATTCCTAAAAAAGAAAGAGAACGAGGATTTCCGTGCCTTTTGGGGAACCATAACTCATATATTCGCTTTGATAGTATTGTATGCAAGACAATACAAAAAGATAGACACGAATCAGATTTTGTTCGAGATGTTTATTCAGAACAGAGGTCTTGTTACTAACATGGTGGACAGCCAGGAACAGATGAAATACCTATTCTATAATTACTTAGAAGAATATTCAAAGCGTGGAAGACTTGACATCATAAGCAAGGAAGGCGAGATATTGGGAGAATTATTACGACTGATAAGATACAATTCGTTGGACGAGTTTATATTTGCCTTGTTGAGACCGGAAGCTACGGGGTGGGCGATGGGTCACAGTTCACCTACATGTGACCGGACGAATACAGTAATGAATGTATCAAAAGCGTATGAATATACAAAAGGAGTACAGGATTTGAATAATTATCCTCTATTGATACCGGAAAGCATAAGCATAACGCAGGACGAAAACGGGGATAATGGAGAGATATTCAACGCTATGACATTTTTTGGTAATCAAGCCGTGGGCATAGACGGAAGGGTGGATTTGGACAAGCTTATAATCATAGACCCGAACCTATCCTACGAAATATCATTGCAAGTAAAAGTGTCGGCTACGGACAATGAAAACCTAAAGTTTGGAGTAGCTGGGTACGAGACGGTAGACGGAGAGCCGTTGTCTATGGGAATATTGGAAAACGGACAGATAACCGGAAGTTCCCTTTGGTTCCATGAAAACGAATATTTGGACATAAAGAATGACGGCATGTATTACTATATAAAAGGAATACTGCTGTCAACGAACGAGAAGTTTTTGAACGCACCTACGCTTAATTTCCCGTCTGGACGTGCTTTGTCTATAATGCCGGGAATGAAGTATATCGCACCTATATTTATCCAGGAAAGAACGGTCGGAAATCATCCGTATGTATATATATACGATTTTCATGTGAAACCCTTATATCTGCCGTTTTCACAAGGATATTTGGGTGAGCGTGATATTATAGCCGCCTATTACAAGAACAACGCATATCAGAGACAATTTACTGTAGAGACTTTCTTAAAAAATTACCTTGTTGGATATAAGAACATATTCGGCAGTGAATTGATACGCCCTTATGTAGGAGAGGAAGAATATCAGATATTGTTCAAGGTGTTTTCAAACCGAAACAAGTACATACCCAATGCAAGGATTACGATAAACAGGGAAGAGCTTGTAACGGACGTGAACGGTGAAGCAAAGATAACGTTACCGCGCGGACAATGGTATTATGAGGTGGAAGCCGAAAACTTTGAAAACGTGGAAAACTCCTTATTAGTGGACAAGGATGCTGTAGAATATGTACAGTTAATGGGTGCCGCCTATGAACGGGTGGTTACGTTCTTTGTGCGCGACAAGGAGACAAAAGACTGGATGCAGAATGTGAAAGTGTCCTTTGCAGGAAAGGTTCAATATACCGGAAGCAACGGTATAGTGACATTTGAGGTATTTCCCGGTATATATGAATATGTGGCAGAATATGAAGACTATTATACGGTGAGAAGAAATGCCGAAATAGTGGATTCTACCAATATCGAAATAGAGATGGAAAAGATACCTTACTATAACGTGACTTTCCGTATAAGGGACGGTGTGGAGCCAGTATCGGGTGCATCTGTATTAGTGACGGGTGAAGATATTCCTAACCAGACTGGAAGCTCGAATGCGCAGGGACTTGCAACCGGGTTTATATATCCGGCAGGAACGTATCATTATAAGGTCGTGAAAGAAGGATATATAACCGTGGAAAAGGATTTTACCATATACGGAAACGCGGTTATAGACATACAGTTCAATCCCATACCGAAATACAACATAAACTTTGTCGTGAGAAGCAACGGGTTGCCCGTAGCGAAAGCGGATGTTACTTTTAACGGCACAACCCTACAGACGGAAAGAAACGGGGTTGTGACATTTGTAGAGGTGGTAGGTTCTTATGCCTGGAAGGTGTCAAAGACGGAATTTAACGGGCAGGAAGGAACGGTGGAAGTCGTGGATAAGGACGTGACGGTAGAAGTTGACTTGGTGCAGATAGGCTATCTGATTGATTTTTATGTTACGGACGATAACAATACACCGCTTGACGATGCTTTGGTTACTGTAGGTACGGAATCAATAAGTACGAGTGGAGGGCAGGCGCAATTTGTCCGTATATCGGGCGGTTATAACTGGACCGTACAGAAGGAAGGATATTATACGAAACAAGGTGTTGTGACGGTGAACGGAGAGAACAAGAGAGTGGATGTACAATTGAAGCTTGTTACCTACGACATCATATTTACCGTGAGAATGAGCGGACAGCCCGTCAAGAACCAGCCCGTAGTGCTTGGCGTAGGAGAGGACGAACAAACGGTCAATACGGACGCGAGCGGAAACGCGGTCTTTAACCGTGTGCCGGGCAGTTATCCGTGGAATGTGACAAAGACGGGGTATGAGCCGAGAACAGGAACGGCAGTATTGATAAACCAGCCTTTAGCCATAACGGTAGACCTTGTTAAGCAGACCGGAAAACTGACGGTAACGGTATTGGATGTGGAAACGAACGACCCTATTAGTAATGCGGTAGTGACGATAAACGGGGAAACGAGATATTCCAACAACAACGGTATCGCGGCAAGCTGGACGCTTGAACTTGGTGTGTGGGAGTGGAGCGCGTCTCACCAGGACTATAACCCGGCAAAGGGGAACGTGAACATAACGGCAGGAGACAATGCCTATACTATAAAGATGGCAGAAAAGGCATCCGTGCCGTTCAACGTGACGTTCCAGGCGACTATAGGAAGTGCGCAGGCTTCTGGGGCGACAATCGAGATTGTAGGACAAAGCGAAAAATTGACGACGAACGAATTAGGGTTGGTATCTACGCAATTGTTTTCGGGTACATACGATTATGTGGCAAAATATCATTATTGTTATGACGTGATGAATTCGTTTACCGTGTACAATTCGGACACCCGTGTTCCTATCAATTTTACCGTAAAGAGGGTGAATGTGAGAATACAGGTTGTCAATGGCAGCAATATAGGCATAAGTGGGGCACAGGTGACGTTTAACGGAATGACGCAATATTCCGATGGACAAGGATATACGACCTTCAATGTGGAGGCAGGAAGTTCCGGTACGGCCACGGCAAGCAAGCTTCCCCAATATAACGAGAACAGTACGTTTGTATCGGTAGGGGAATACGATACAAGTGCGACGATAGTTCTTGGCGTAAATACTTATAAAGTTATTTTCGACGTGGTGGACGAGAAAGGGATATCCATAAGAGGAGTGCGTATTGTATGCGGAGGTACGGTAAAGAACACGGATGGAGCCGGACGTGCGGTATTCGGAACATACGTGCCGCCCCAGACATTAAGCTGGCAGGCGTCAAAGGCCGGGTATCAGAGCCAGAACGGTTCTGTAAGCATAAGCAATAGCGACGAATATGTTAACGTCGTAATGACGCGTAACAAGTGCCAGGTTACATATAACGTGCGTACAAAGAGCGGTTCTCCTATTTCGGGCGTGACAGTGGAAGACAACATAAGTTCGGGCGTGACAAGTTCGAGTGGTACCGTATCATGGATGGTTCCGTGTAACGATACTTATGCGTGGGTGGCAACAAGTCAGAATTACTTTACGGAGAGCGGAAGTTATACGGTAGGTCCGGAAGAGTTCAGCAAGACGATTGATATAATAATGGAAGACGGTGCGGTACTGGAAGTAAGGGTGTCAAATGGCACGAACATAGTGTTGCCCGTACTTAACACGTCTTCTACAGGACTTAACAATTTGCGCGTTAAATGGGGTGATGGTGAGCAGACAGTAGGAACAAGTTCGCACACCTACAGTTCCGGAGGAACAAAGATAATATTGTTCGACTTTAACGGGATGTCAGCCAATTTATCATGGAGTGCAGACGGATTTTCAAGTTTTCAAAATTGTTTGACAAGAGTAATCAAGTGGTTTACCGAAAATGTGAGAACGTCGTGGGGAAAGGGAGCTTTCCAGGATTGCAGTAGTCTTGAATCGGTTGTAAGCTGGACCACAAGTCTTATGAGCGGTTCGGCAGATTCATTCTTTTATGGATGTAGTAGTTTAAGAAGTGTTCCGTCTGGATTGTTTGAATTTATAACAAGCGGTACGTTCGTGAGCACGTATAGAAACAGTGGATTGAGTGGTTCGGTGAACTTGTCAAGCGTGCTTGGAGGAAACTCGATAAGTGATTACTCCTATTGTTTCTATGGATGCAGTAATATTTCCTCTGTGAGTGGACAGTTAAGGACATCAAGTAATGGAACGTCCTTGAATTATATGTTTGACGGATGTAGCAGTATGTCAAGTATAAGTAATGATATTGGGGCGACAAATATAAAAACATGTATATACATGTTTTTCAATTGTTCTAATTTGCAGTCACCGTGCAGAATAACGTTCAAATATTTTTCGGGAGAGACAGTAAACGCATACGGTTTTTGTGATGGTTCGGGTGTATCGTCGTTACCGAGCAATCTGTTTTCCGGGACCGTGGGTGAATTGTTGTTGGGACGGGCGTTTTATGAATGTACCAATCTGTCAAGCATAAGCTCTGGTGCATTTAATTACACGACGAATGGAGGTACACAATGTATTGAAATGTTCTACGGTTGTACAAGCTTGCTGAATGTAAGTGGTGTGACAATTCCCGATATTAAAAATGCGTCCAGTATGTTCCAGAATAGCGGCTTGACTACTATAACATCATCTTTGTTTTCTGATTCTTCACAATGCAGTTCTTATACGCACTGTTTCAGTGGGTGTAAAAATTTGAGGACAGCAGGTTCGCAGGGCAGTCCTATCACACCGCCCGAACATTCGGTGACTGTGAACATTAACAGCATGTTTGAAGGGTGCAGCAACTTACAATCGGCAGAATATGCTTTCGGTGATGTAACCGTGAATAAACCCAGACCTACGGGAACTGATAACAGTTATATAGAATCGGGGGTACTGAAACATATAGACAGTTGCACGAGTACATTCAGCGGTTGTTCAAATATGACGTCTCAACCGAGATGGGATTGTATAGTAGCCGGAGTAAAATTGCCGTCAGCTTATATGCCTCTGTTTTATTATTTCAAGACATTATTCCCACCATATCAATTCGGTTTCCCGGATGTTGACAGTATATCCAAAAGCGGATGTTTCAGAGGATGTACAAAGATGAATGGTTACGACCAATATATTAGTGCTTATCCAGAATGGTTCTAATTTTGTAAATAAAAATTTATAAATATATGGCGCAGATAAATGTTAACAGAAACACTTTCTTAGAAAAAGAAGAAGTGATGAATATGCAGTCTTTCCTACAGAACTCTTTGCTTGGAAAGATTCTTATTGCCGGAAGTTATACATTCGGCATAGTGACAAACAACCCTACCAAGTTTGACAGTGATTTTAAAACGGAAGAGGCTTTTGTAGACAACAAGGCGTTCGAGGTGCAGCAGGGAACACAGGGAGGAACGGTAAGAATATTGCCGGGTATGGCGGTAAACTCATTGGGGCAAGTAATAAACATTGTCAACATATACGATAACTTTGCCATCCCGGCAGACAGCGTGTATTACTGGCTAAAAATCGGGTATTCGACAAAGAATTACGAAAACGGATATGTGAGTATCAACCAGAAAGGTGTAGTGACCGGAACCGTGGATTTTTCCGGTAAGGTGAGAGGACAGGCAGGGAAAACCCCGGTAGCGATAAAGTTCTTGAAAGACGACGGTTCACAGCCCCTAAATAATGGCGTATATGAGATAGTCAATATAATAGACAACAAGAATATTGTATTAACGTCCGAATCCGATTTTGTTGCGGAAACAAATTTGCAAGTCGTGATACTGGGAACGGTGCCGCTTGGAAAGGTATTCACGGACGCGCAAATGGAAGGGCTTTACACCTATGATTGGTTTACGTTGGGGCTGACACAGGAAGTGACCTTGGAACAGCCGCCTACCAAGTCGGTAAACGAGTTTTACATAGCAAGGGTGAGAAATAACGGTGGTACGGTCACGATTGACAATACGGCAAAAACGGAATATTGGTCTTTAGCAGGCATGCCGAAACCGAAAGAATAAGAAAGGAGGAGAAAATGAAATTATTATATACAGTAAGTTCCGGATATATGGCAGAACAGCAGAATGTTTCTTATTCGTTGGGTGGCTTTGCATCTTCCACGACAATACCTAACGACATGTTCGGTAATTTGTTTGATGAATTGAGTGTAAACACGATAAGAAATGCGAGAAACGAATACCGGGCTATAGTGCTGCACAATGACAGCCAGGAGGTGGCAAAAGGGGTGAAGATATGGTTCGAGAATCCGGAAACAAATGTGTGTTCGTTTAAGGTAGGTGCCGTGGGAATGATGGAAGGTGCAGACGGAAGCCGATATATGGGTAGTGCACCTAATATATATAGCAGACCCTATACAGTCCAGTTTTATGAGGCTACAGAGGAAAACCCGGTGTCTATCGGGGATATGCAGCCAGACCAGATGATAGGTATATGGGTGGAAAGGAGTATAGATAAAGAAAAGGCTTTGGAAGAGTATAACAACGTGGCTGAGAGGGATTTAACAACCGAAACGAGATATAAGCCTATTCAGAAGGAAACACAAGAAATGTTAAATATGCAATTTTATTGGGAATAAGCTATTGCGTATGTCATAAACAAATATTATCTTTGTGGTGTGATTGATAAGGGAGCGTTAAAACTCCCTTTCTTAATCGGGTTAGACATAAACAAATATTATCTCAAATATGAACAATATCGTAGAACTTAACGGATTGCAGGGTGTAAAGAGTGAAAAGGTTTACGCCTATTTTTCAACCGAACCGAAAGAGGTGCAGAATGCCCTGGAGCTTGGAATAGCATGTACCGGGGCTGATAATAACGGGGCGTATAATATCTATTTTGATTATGAAGAAAATATATGTTGCGAATATATGCAGCGATGTATCACAAAGGAGCTTAAGAAGGTGGAAACAATAGAAGAAGCCGTGTTGTGGATGGAGGGTTATTTTAGATGAAGACGCTAATTTTTGATGTAATGCTGAATGAGCAATACATTCACACGTTCAAGTACAAGTACAATCCTTTGTTTCCTATTGAGGAGGAAGAGTTAAGGAAGTTTGTGGAAGAGAGATTGCCGACATTGAAAGGAAAGAACTTTAAAATATTGTTTTGAGGTATGAATCTGATTGCTATTATAAAGAAATGGTTCTGTCGGCATGAATGGGAGCTGATGTATGAAAGGAAGGTTACGGCATGGGATGAGTTAGGATGTAATAAATATAGGTAACTATATAGAACTTTGCACTAAAAATTATATAAATAAATAGGAAATTTAAAATATTCTATTTATATTTGCGATATGTATTTAACGGAGCAACATATAATAACAGTCAATGACAAGAGGTACAAGGATTTAGACCGGATTTGTTTCTTATCTAAGAACTTGTATAACGCGGCTTTGTATATCATAAAGCAAGAATTTCTTGTTTCCGGGAAATGGATAAGGTCTGTGGAGCTTAACAAAAAGATGGTTGCAGAAAACAATGTTGATTTTAGGGCTATGAGTGGTTCTTCTTCCCAGCAAATACTTATGGCTTTGGATAGAAATCTGAAATCTTATTTTTCAGCCATTAAAGCATGGAAAAGGGATAACAAGAAATTTACTGGATGTCCTAAATTCCCGAAATACAAGCATAAAACAAAAGGAAGAAATATATTTTCTTATTCTTATGCACAATTTAAGCATAGAGGAGAATATATTTACTTTCCAAAGAAAGAAGGTTTGCAACCATTGAAAACCAGATGTAAGGAAGGAACGGTTAAGCAAGTCAGATTTGTTCCGAAAGCAGACTGTTATGTAATAGAATTGGTGTATGAATCGGAGGTAAAGGAACAGTTACCGGATAACAATAGATATATGTCTATTGATTTGGGGGTTAACAACTTTGCTTCTATTGTAACGAATACGAGCAATAAGGCTGTTTTGATAGATGGAAAGAAATTAAAGTCTGTCAATCAGTATTATAACAAGAAAAAAGCTAAAGTTCAATCACAATTAAAGAAAACAAATGGAAAGGAAAATTCGAGACGGTTAATGAACCTTACAAGAAAGAGAAACAATAAGGTCAAGGATTATTTGCATAAGGCAAGCAAGGAAATTGTAGGCATGTGCCTGGAAGACAACATAACGACATTGATAGTGGGACATAATGACGGATGGAAACAGGAAGTGAATATGAGTAAAAGAAACAATCAGAATTTTGTTTCAATTCCGTTTGAGACGTTCATATCAATGTTAAGGTATAAATCTGAAAGACAAGGACTAAGATTTGTTGAAATAAACGAATCTCACACGTCGAAATGCAGTTCTTTAGATTTAGAGGAGATAAAACATCATGATAGTTATGTTGGAAAGAGAGTAAAAAGAGGTCTTTTCAGAACAAAGAACGGGATTTTACTCAATGCAGATATAAACGGAGCCTACAACATCATGAGAAAAGTAAAAGGGGATGCAGCAATGCCACCCTATAGAGGGTTTGGGTATAACCCAGTTAAGAAATTTATTAACAAATAGATACAAGTGTAAACATGTATATAATTACCATTTAGTAATTATACAAAAGTAGAGATTTAGATGCTATGAGTAAATATAGATACAGAGAAGTAAAGAATTATATCCACAACGAATTAAAGTTGACTAAAGAGGATATAAAGGAAATTATGGTTCCAATTGTGAAAGAGGAAGTTAAACGTATCTTTCAAACACCTATGGGAATGATGTCGATATAGAGAGGTGGGTTCGTTGTATGGTTTCCAACGAGATACAAAGACATGGTGATTACTCTATGATAAGGAATTTGTGCAGGGAGATAATTAAGGAGGAAATTACCGATAGGTTGTCAATTGATATAAGCCTTAAAAAGAAAGAGGGGTAAAATATGCAGAATGAAATTTCTTGGAATGAAAATACTCGTTATGAGATTTATAATCCATATAGTGATATTTCTCCTTTAGAACCATGTGATGCACCTAAAATGAGAAAATATCGCCTAAAAGATGATAGATGTACAAACAAGCAGATTGCGAAACGCAGGAAGAGGAATAAGAACCGTAAAACACATAGGAAATGAGTAGGTTTGAGAAAGAGATACTTCCTTTCATGGAAGAAGAAATTATGCGAAAACTCCGTACATACAACGTGTACAGTACAAAGGAGTATGAAGATATACGAAAGGCAGTAAGGTATTCAATTAGGTTTTGCAAGAAACATAAAATAGTTCGATGTGAAGATAAAGATTTAAACAAATAAAGGAACGAGAAATGAAAAAGTACAAGGTTTTATTTTGTGATATGGACGGCACGTTAATAGAAACTGCAAGTGGTGAGACGTTTCCAAAGGGGATATGGGACATGAAATTTAAGTTTGATGTCATGGATGCAATAAAGAATTTGAATCCCGAAGAAATTTTTATCGTGACAAACCAGGGAGGGATAGAAAAAGGGTTGGTTCCAGAATCATTTATTTATGTAAAATGTGAGTACGTGAGTTACAGTATAATGGATTATTGCGACATTGATACGCGTTTTAAGTATTGCGGAAGCAATGACAGAAGCAACCCTATGAGAAAGCCAAATACCGGAATGCTTGAAGAACTTTTTGATAATTACAATACATGGAAAGATTTCAGTTTGGAGGTAGAAGATTGTTTAATGATTGGTGATGCAAGCGGCCTCGAAGGGCAGTTTTCAGACAGTGACAAGAAAACAGCCGAGAATTTTGGCATAGACTATATGGATGTCAGCGAGTTCGTAAATGTTTACGGGAAAGGGTGTGATTATGGGATTTAATAGAGGAACAAAGTTAGGCGCAGAAAACAGAAAAAGGCATAGATGGATAAACAACCCCAACAATGCGCATAGAAAGTGTACGAAGTGCGGCTGTATGGTCGATGTGACTTCCTCAAAAGGAGAAAGTATCTATACATACACAGACAATAAAGGTAATAAATCGGCTGAATGCCCTAATTGTATTTGATTATGGAAGTAAGTTATAAAATATTCGATTCAATAGAATATAGTATTCGTTGTGAAGAGCATGATATACATTATCCAAACGGGACTTATCCTACTGTAGAAGAGTTTACCTATAAAGGCACTGGAAAGGTGGTAGGGTATATAGATGGAGGCTTTTTTAGGAAAGATAAGTTTTTGATAGTGGATAAGGAAACTAAAAAGTTTATGAAAGTGAAAGTAAGTGATTGTGAAATATTAGAATATTGATTATGGAAGTAAAGAACGGAATAATAATAGATGGAGTGCTGCATGAAGCTGCGAATTATCCAAATGATTATGAATGTACTATATGTTCTCTTCGTAAGGAATGTGATGAATTAGAGAATCGTTGTGATGAATGGATTTGCAGACTTATTGATTGTAAGTATTTTATCAATCGTGGCAAAGTAACAGACATTAAGATAGATAAGGAGGAATAACAATGGAAAGCGATAAACTTATATTAGATGCTTGTTGTGGCAGTAGAATGTTTTGGTTTGACAAGCATAACCCTTTGGTTTTATTTGTAGACAAGCGTTCAGAAACACTTACAGCTAAGGACAAAGATAGAATCAGAACTATAGATGTAAAACCGGATGTGATAGCCGATTTTACTAATTTGCCGTTTGAGGATAATTCTTTTTATATGGTGGTGTTTGACCCACCTCATTTAAAAACACTTGGTGAAACCTCATGGATGGCTAAGAAATACGGTAAATTGCCAAAAGATTGGAAATCACTCATACACGACGGATTTACCGAGTGTATGCGCGTCTTGAAACCTAATGGAACGCTCATTTTCAAATGGAACGAAAGTGAGATAAAAGCTTCGGAAGTTTTGTCCGTTATCCCCTTTAAGCCTCTATTTGGGCATACCACCGGAAGGCAGAGCAAAACAATATGGATGTGTTTTATGAAGCAAGAACAGGAGGAATGACAATGGAAAATAGAAAGAAATTGGCGATAGCGACTATATGTCGGGCTTATTTGAATATTCACGGCTTTATCACGCCAGCAGAAAACAGAGGAGGAATAAATAATGCACCAGTGTAATTATTGTTGTTGGTATAATGAAAGATACGGGAATTGCGATTGTCCGTATGTAATGAAGAAGTTGTCTTGTGATAAAGCTAAAAAGGAGAAAGAAAGGAGTGAGAAATGAACGTATTGGAACATTATGTAATAGAAATAATAGGGAAACCTTATTATCACGATTACGGAAGCGGAAAATATAGGTGGTGGCTGAAAGTTAAAGCCATTTGTTACGGCACAGAATCGGAAACGACGTTAATGTTTGACAGTGAATCTGATGCGCTGAATGTATGTAAAGGGTATATGTTTTTAGCTTAAAAGAAATTGGGAAATGGAAACAAAACAAGTATTATCAATAGAACAAATGAAGCACTTGCAGGAGCTTGGATTAGATACAAGCGATGCAAGTGTGTACTGGAAAAGGGTATCACATGGAAGCCGTATTAATGATAAATACAAAGGTGTATGGTTTTTGAGTTTACAGAAGGAGTTTCAGACTTGTGGGTTTACGTCGTATGAAATACTTTCTGCTTATACATTAGGAGATATTCTCGATAAGCTGCCAGAATCAGTACAGGTATATGATTTGTACATATTTAAGAAAGTGGGGTTGTGGTGGCTCAAATATGTAGACGTAACGAATAATGGAACCGTTCGTTTAGAAAAAATGCCGAAGTTGATAGATGCCGCCTATTATATGTTGTGTTGGTGCATTCAAAAGGGGTTTGTTAAAACTAATAAGGAGGTTAAAGATGGAAGAAAAGAAAATTGATTGGGAACAGAGGCGTTATGAAATAGCGAAAGCTGCAATGCAAGGATTTTGTAGCAATTCACAGAAACAATTTATAAATGTTGATTCAAGTATAATAGCAAAATTGAGTATTTGTTTCGCTGATGCACTGATAAAGAAATTGAAAGAAGAATAATCATGGAAGCACATGTAATGAAACTTGAAAACAACTGTGTAATTGTTGACGAGGAATATTTTAACGAGATAAAGAAGCAGTCAGAATTTAACCAGGAAAGGATAAATGAGATTGCAGAGGAAAAGTTTTTGGAATACGTCAAAGAAAGCGGTATCAAACTTTCCTACGAAGTGAACGGAACACCTTATATATTTCATCATGACTTGTTGAATGAATTGAACTATGAGGAAAGAGGATATCCGGAATCCGTGTCAGAAAGGGTGAAGCATATTATCGCAGACGATATAACCGAGGCTTTGAACGACAAGTTTAAAGGACTGAAAGACGAGGCTTTGAATTATGCCTTAAGTGAGTTTGACAAACGGAAGTACGGTTTAGAGGCTACTGTAAAAATATGGAAATATTTCGCATTAATCTTTATCATTACGACTATTATTCTAACAATTAGATTATTTATATTGTGAAATGATGTTAAACAACCCATATTTTATACATAAGCACTTGCGTATCTCATAACATAATCTTATCTTTGCATTGTGAGATTAAGAGATGAAAAGTCAAACAACAAAAAGATAAAGGTTATGAAAGCAAGATTTTTAGAAAAGTTCATTATGATGGAATTTGTGAAAGGCAATTTGGATTCACAGGAACAAGTTAATGACATGGTTTCTTTGATACAGAGAAAGTTAGGTGTGTCAGTAGAGAATGCAAGAGAATTTTTAAGAAAAGCGGTTGGGTTGATTTAACAATAACAATTTGTTTTCTTCATATTATAGGGATATGTTTGTAGCCCTATTTTTAAATCTGAAATAAAATGGCTCAAAAGTTGTCTGCCGGATTCATGGCAGAATTATTCAAGCTTGTGTATATGGATTTGAATATCACTCGAATGGTAGTAAATAATCTGACTTATCAGTTAATACCCAAAGAGTGGCCCGGCTTCAAATTCTTATTAAAAGAGGCAACAGAAGTATTGAAGGAAAAAGATAAGGTTCCTTCTTTGGGCGTGGTGTCCCAAAAATACGCTGACAGCGATTTTGTGATTGAGGCAATAGATGCTGTGCAGTCTGCCGCCAAAGTAGACAAGGAAATTATTATAGACCAGTTGGAAGCGTACATTAAAGATGTGGAATTCCAGCTACTTTCTAAAAAAGTACATGATTTGTACGAAGAAGGAAAGAAAGAAGACGCTATACGGGTAAATGCGGAAGAGAGCCAAAGAATTTTATCCCTATCATTAAGGCATGAGGCAGGCGGTTTTCAGAAAGTGTTCTCTGATTTTGACAAACGAATGAAGAGGAGACGGGAAGAAGAAGACGGGGAAATTCCGTCACGTGTAATGTTCGGACTTGATAAGATAGATGATATTTCGGAAGGTGGTGCCACGATAGAAGATACCGTATTATGGATTATGAGGTCTGGCGTAGGTAAATCAACTGCATTAAGATATCACGGTATGCAGGCAGCCTTTGATGGACACCCGGTCTTGCATATACAGTTGGAAGGAGGTGCGCGTGCGTGCCTGGAAAGATACGACCAGTTCTGGACGGGACAAAAATACGGGAATATTAGAAAGGGTGTCATAGATGATAAGCTGGCAGAAAAGCTTGACAAGGCTTTTGAAAACATAAAATCCTATTCCAAGGACATAGATGTATATTCGTTTGAAAAATTCGGGCAGGCTACAATGGTGGATGTCCGTAACGTGATTGTATCTTATTACAAGAAAAACGGTTATTATCCGCATGTATTGATATTGGATTCATTAGACCTTGTGGCAACCGGAACAAACCGTGTTGTAGACAACAACCCTACATTCAAAAAAGAAAAATTACAGACATGTGCACAACTTTTGAAAAACTTATGTGTAGAGTTTAAAATGGTGGGATTTACGGCAGCACAAGCCGGAAATGTGCCGTTGGAAATATGGGACAATTCGGACAAAGTGATAGACAGAAGCTATACGGAAGGGGACAGGACACTTGTAAAGCCGTTTTCCTTTGTGTTTACAGGGAACCGGACAAGAGAGGAAAAGAAACAGAACATAATGCGTATCTATATGGATAAGGTACGTGATTATGATACGGTAAAAGATACGTTTACCATTGTGACGGATTACGGCAGGGGACGTTTTTGTGACAAGGCGCTGACAGCCGAATATTACGGAGGTGACAAGGGTTTCACGTCCTCTACATCTGGAAAGAAGACAAGGAAGAAAAAGGACGAAGACGGTGAAAAGCAAAATGATGTTAAAACAGAGATGATTTAGACATACGCAGTTGCTTATGTCCAAATAAGGTTTTATATTTGCAATGTCTTCTTGAGGGAGACAAGAAAAAGAAGTCAAACAGATATTAGTTTAGAGGATATGAAAAGATATAAAGTTGGAGAAGTGTTTGAATACGAAGGCATGATATTGAAAGCGATAGAGGATGATTTGAAACAAGAAGAAAGTGGATGTAAATATTGTGCTTTAAACAAATTTATGTGCAGTCATATAGATTGTGGTACAAGAATGAATCCAAGTATTCGTTTTATTGAAGTTTCAAAAGAAAAACTTTTTGTGGATGCGCTGCCAATAATCCAGGATACGCCTATATCACCGCTTGAAGATGATACGAATTTTCTTGATGATTTGGATTTGAAGCCGAAAAAGAAAAGCTTTTGGAAACGGTTAATGTTTTGGAGGAAAGATGTTTAGGGTTGATAAAAACGAGGTAATATCCGAACTGAACCTATCTTTGTTCGGAGCAAAAGGTTTCATGCAGGATAGGAACAAGGAATGTCCTTTTTGCAATAAAAAAGGGAAATGGGGGATAAAGTTCAATGATGCCGGGAATAACGGTGCATTCCATTGTTTCAAATGCGGCACAAAGACAACTTTAAAAAAGTTCTTGGAAAAGATAGGAAGAAAAGACCTCATAAAGCAGGATTACGAGAACACCGTAAAAATGCAGAAATTGACCCCTCTAATAGACGATGAAGAAGAGGAAACAGCAGAGGAAATCAAGGAATGCACCCTTCCTAAAAAACTGGAATATATAGAAAAGGACGAATATTTGGATAAAAGGGGATTCGTGAAAAGGTATTATGAAGAATTCCGTCCGGCAGAAACAAAATTCTTTCTTGAAAGAAAGCTGCACGATAAGTTCATATTCCAGTTTACCATGAACGGCAAATTAGCCGCATGGTTGGCACGTTCAAAAAAAAGTAAGGAATGGCACGAAGAGAACCTTCAAAGGTTCAAGGAGGGCAAAGAAAAGCTTGTATTGAGGTATGAAAATTCGCGTGACGGGTTCTCCCATGTGATAGGAGGGTATGACAATATAACGGACGAGACGGACACGGTTATAATCGTGGAGGGAATGTTTGACTACATATCGGTAGATACGAAACTGCATCTTTATGAATCACCCGATATAAAGTGCGTGTTTACGTTCGGTAACAATATGGGATTAAGCCAGATAAGGTTATTGAGGGATAAGCCGGGTATAAGGAATGTGATTCTGATGTATGACCCGGATAAGCCGGAAATGATTAAGACGGTATCAATGACCCTACAAAGGTATTTCAATGTGCAGATTGCCGAATTGGAAGACAAGGAGAAAGACCCTGGGGATGCGACACAAGAAGAACTCCTATGGGCGCTTGACAATATGACGGAACCGATTAATTATTATACAAGACATTTATAGTTCTGATTTTTTGCCATTTATCCTAATTTTTGTTAGATTTGAAGTCAAAAATAGGGACATGGAAAAATCACGGAAAATCAGTCTGGAGCAGTTTGTAATTAACTTGCAATTGGAGTATTTGAGTTGTAGATTACGCTCGATAGTTTACAACCGTATAGAAAGTGTCGAGCTTGTGAAGATATATAAGGACATAGCGGAGAAGAAGAAAGCAAAGATTCTGAACTTGAAACAAAGGTTCCGTCTTGGTACGATGTTTGACAGTGACAAGGCGTTTTCAGATTTTTATTTGAAAGAGTTTTTGCAGGAATACGGATTGCCGAACTTGCAATATTCGGAGAAAACGAAAAAGTCGGTTATGTTCTGGGATAGGTTTCACCTATTGAAACCGGGTACCGTAGTGATATACAAGGGGAAGGAATATAAAGTGAAGATAAATCATCCGAATGACGATAATGTAGTGATATGGATTAATGACGTGCCGGAACAGATACCTTATACCTATTTCAAAATGAGATGGTTAGAAAAAATTGATATGAAAGATTTGAAATAATAGAGATAATATTTGTTTATCTGAAAATTAAATTGTTATATTTGCATCATAATTAAAAAACAAAAGATATGGATTATTTCGAGTATGAAGAAAAGGCAGCTACCACAGCTTGCTATAACGAAAAAGTGGCTTTGTCCTATGTAACACTTGGTTTGTGTTCAGAGATGGGAGAAACCTATGAGAAAATCAATAACGAGGCAGAAACGGAAGAAATCTCTAAAGAAATTGGAGATATGTTTTGGTATCTCGCTATGATTCGCAAAGAGTGCAATCTCGATATTGAAGGCTGGGATTGGAAAGAATCGCTGGCAAATGCGGAAGGTGCAGGTGTGTTTGATTTGCCCGTGGAAGTTGGAAAGATTGCAGACCAGGTTAAAAAGTGGTTGCGTGACGATTGGAAAGAAGCCGAGCAGAATGTATTTCCGGAAGAAAGAAAGAAAGCTGTTTTGGAAGCCTGGAAAAACGCCTGGAAGGTTATAAACAGTATGATTAACCGCGTCGGTCTTGATACAGAAAAGATTGCCGAACAGAATATCGAAAAACTGTTTTCACGCAAACAGCGTGACAAAATTCATGGAGCAGGAGACAACAGATGAGAAATTTTGACAAAATATTAATGACCGGGGCGCAGGGTACAGGGAAAACAACCCTATTGAAAGCCTTGCAGAACGAACCGGAATTTGACAACTGGAAGTTTTACACGAATGTTGTCAGAACGATGGTTGAAGAAGAGGGAATAGCTATCAATAAGGAGGGTACTTCTGAATCACAAAAGAAAATATTCGACAAATACACCCAAATAATGGAAGATGCTATGAAACAACCTTCCATTAGTGACAGATGTATTATTGATGTGAACGCGTACACTTCATGGCTTTTTGACAACTGTAATCCGAAAGACAAGGATTATAACAACCTGGCAGAAGAGGACTTCAAAGAAAAGCGCCAGATTGTAAAACGGAAATACGAATTTCCTTTGCTTGTCTATCTTCCTATTACATTCAGATTGCAGGGTGACGGTGCGCGTTCGGAAGACGAGGAATACCAGAAGGAAATCGACCGTAAAATAAAGCAGATTGTCGATAATTACGGAATACCATATATTTCTGTTTCCGGTTCAACGGAAGAACGTGTGCAGCAGATTAAGGATGCCGTATTTGGAAAGGAGAAGTAAGACAATGGAAGTTTCTTTGTTGACTTTGAGAAATGTGGGACGGAAGCTTGGAATGCAGAACGTTTCCGGATTTAAGAAAGAAGACCTTTTGCAGCAGGTTGTCGAAAGACTGGAAGCAAAAGGAAAGACGATTGAAGAATATGCAAAGGAAGTTTCGATAAATACCCAAAAGGGGTATGTCAAGAAAAAGTTTAACCTTTCACCTAAAGGAAAAAACCCGTACAAGAAAGGAAGTATATCGTATAAGGTGTGGGAAGAACTCGCAAAGAATGACGGTCGTTCATTCAGCCGGATTGCAAAAGAACTGGGAACGCATTACAACGTTGTTTCCGTTTGTTGCAGGAACCATTTTAATAAATCATAAACTTGCCGTTTTTATTTGGATTTGATTTCATGGGGAGTGTAAGTAAATACGCTTCACTCCCTTTTTATACCCTAAAAATATGGATGAACTGTATAAAGATTTAATCAAATATTTGGAGGATAACTTTCTGTCTTTCAATGCTTTGGATAATTATATTATAGAGATTGACGGGCAAACATTCGAGTTGTTTGAACCTTTCCAATGGGACAAAGAGGATAACGGAATTTTCTTTGACGATTCGTTCCAGTGGGTAGGAGACAGAACGGAATGCGACAACTATGTCTTCCGGTTCGGTGATGTATGGTATTACCTTAAAAAGGGAGATGAGAATAAAGTAAAACTTAACCGATTGCAGTATATCGGAAAGGCAAATTTGTTTGACGAAAGCTTGAGATTTGACACCTATATAGGTGTGCACGGCAATTTTGAATTGATGAATGGAATGCACTCTTATTCCGATTGGGTAGAAAAAGCGAAATTTTTAGGAATAAAAGCGCTTGGTATATGCGAAAAGAATACGCTTGCATCAGCGTTCAAGTTTCAAAATGCGTGTCTAAAAAGCGACATAAGACCTATATTCGGTATGGAAGTTACCGTATATAATGAACAGAAGGACGTTAGATATACGGTAAAACTGATAGTCAAGAATAAGGAGGGGTGGAATAACCTATTGAAAATAAACAAAATTCTGAATGTTGACGAAAAAGGTTTTATCACGGAAAAGGAATTGCAGGAAATGAAAGACGGATGTTTTCTACTACTTGACCCGAAAACATGTACGTTTGAAAATCTCCCTATATTGTCAAGAAAATGGAATGACACTTATTACCAGCTTGATACCGTGGAATACAAGAAGAATGACCGGGATAAAAAATATCTTGACAATCTGAAAAAGTTCGTGGGTGTGTATAAGCCCGTGGCGGTATGTGACGCTTGGTACCTGGAAAGACGGTGCGCCCCTATAAGAGAAAAGCTTAACAGATTGGCAAAGGTAGTGAATTATGAGAGTGACAACCAGTACATGAAGAACTATCAAGAGTATTACGAAGAACTGTCAAAACTGATATTGGACGAAGACAAGTTTTTCGGACTGTTTGAAGAAGCTTTGGTAAATCTTAATTACATATCGGTAAATTGTAATTATTTGCTGGAGACACAAGTACGGCATGCACCCCAATATGTAATGACAGAAGAGGAGAAAAAGAAATATTCGTCCAATACAGAAATGTTTGAATCGCTTGTATTTGACGGACTGGCAGAACACCCGGAAATACTGGATAGATACAGTGAAGAAGAACTGACGGAAAGACTGAACACGGAAATATCCATCATAGAAGAAGGCGATGTAGTGGACTACTTTCTGATGCTGAGGGACATTATCAGATGGGGAAGGGATAATAACATTTTGGTCGGACTGGGGAGAGGCTCCTCCGCTGGCTCTTTGGTGTCCTATCTTCTTGGTATTGTTAATGTAAACCCGTTGGAATACGAACTCCTATTCAGTCGATTTTTGACAAAGGGTCGTTTAATTCGGCATGAAGAGGAAGAAGTGGTAATGATAAACGGAGAAAAAGAAATATCCGGAAATGCTTTTATAAAGATTATCAGAAATGACGAGGAAATGATAATCAGAGCGAAAGAGCTAAAAGAAGGTGACGAACTGATAAACGAATAGTTGTATGATAGTAAAAAATATTGAAATAAAACGTCGGGCAAAGACCGTATTAGGGTCAATGCCAGATATAGATACCGACTTCCCAGGCAGAAGACGAGACGAAATAAAAGCTTACATGGAAGAACGGTTCGGTAAGGAGCAGGTTTGTTCGCTTGGCACCTATACTACTCTCCAGCTAAAAGAGGCAATATCGGACATGGCGCGTGCAGACGGCATACCAGTACAGTTATACAGATGGTTTACCGCTTGTATCGGAGATGACAAGGAAAAGACGATAGAGGAGTTTTTTAAGACTGTATGCGGAAAGGAAGACCTAAAGAAGTTCGTGAAGGAACATACAGAAACGTTCAACGACATGTTGGTAGTTCTTGGTTCACCTAAAAGCCAGTCGGTGCATGCGTGTGGAACCGTAGTGTTGCCAGATGGAAAAACATCCTACGAATGGATGCCCGTACATACACAAAAAGGACTTGTAGTTACGGACTGGGAAGGTTCGGAAGTGGAAGAGGCAGGCTTCCTAAAGGAAGATGTTTTGGGTATCATACAGTTGGATAAGTTCGAGGAAATGTTACGCTTGATAAAGGAGAACCACGGAATAGATATTGACATATACAGCTTGCCTTTGGACGATAAGCAGGTATTCGAGTATGCAGGTAAAGGATGGCTGGGAGATGTTTTTCAGCTTGGTTCAGCAGGATTATCCGGATATTGCGTAAAAATGAAACCGGAAAACATAAACGAACTGTCTGCATGTGTGGCTCTCTACAGACCTGGACCTATGGAAAACAATTTCCACAACGAATATATTTTGCGGAAGAACGGGGAAAAGGACTGGACAGAAGAAATGCCTATAGGCGGTGAAGAAGTGGTGAAGAAAGATTTTGGACTACTTGTCTATCAAGAAAGTATAATGTTATTAGCCCAAAAACTTGCCGGATTTGATTCTGAAACAACAGACCTTTTGCGTAAATGTTTGGGGAAGAAGGATTTAAAGAAGATAAAACTTTATAAAGACAAGTTTATTACTAATTATGCAAAAAATTTTGCTTCTAAGGGTGTCACAAAGGAATACGCGGAAAATCTTTGGAACCAAATGGAAGAGTTTGCAAAATATTCGTTCAACAAATCTCATTCCGTATGCTATGGTATGACCGCTTATATATGCCTATGGCTTAAGGTACATTATCCTATTGAGTATTGGAGTGCTACATTTTCATTCGCGAAAGATGAAAAGATACCCTATTATGTAAACGAAATACAGCAGTCCGGTGAGATAAAGATACATCCAGTAGATATCAACAAGTCAGATATAAACATTGTGTCCGATTATCGTACGAATAGCATGTACTGGGCATTCAATGCAGTAAAACAATGCGGAGAAAGAGCACAAGAATATATATCGGAGGAGAAAAAGAAGAACGGCCCGTTTTTCTCCTTGGAGGAATTTATAGACAGATGTGTAATTAAAGGCAGTCCGGTAAATAAATCTGTCATTGAGAATTTGATATTTGCAGGAGCGTTCGACGAATTGGAGAATATCCAGGAACCTAAAGACCGTTTGGCGCTTATTGAGATGTACCGCGAGAACAAAAGGGTTAAGATATTGGAGGATAAGGATTTACTTACCAATATTATGAAAGTCCGCAAAGAACGCAATAATTGGTGGTGGCTGTTGCAGCAAAAAAGAACGTCCGGTTTTGCATTTTTTGATTATTACGATTTGGTAAATGAATATCATATGCCTAAATTAGACGACGAAACGGAATTCCAGGATGTGTCACAGATAAAATTTTGGGACATTAATTCAAAGAAAACCCGTCGTGCCGTGATAGGCGGTTATGTGATTGAGATAATAGAGAGGAAAAGCAAGAAGGGAATATTTGCTACGATAGTATTGGAAAGTAATTATGAGTTTATAAATGTAACTATTTTCCCAGAGTTGTTTGAAGAATACGGAGAGTTTTTAAGAGGTAGTAAAAAGAATATTTTGTTGGTTAATGGTGTGATTGTGTGGGATAAGTTCAGAGGAGAATATATTTTGCAGGCGAATGTTAATTCATTGTTTACAGTATTGACGTAAAATATTTTTGATATGAAAATTATGGTAGAAATCGGTACCAAGACCGTTGTTTTGGTATCACCGGACAAGGACGAGGAGATAGAACTCGATGATGTTACGACAATCAATTACTCGAATCTTTATGGAGAGGCGGTAACGGTATCTGGATTGCTTAACAAGGTCGGTTTGATGAAAGTTGAATACGAAAAGAAAGCGAAGGAAGAGAAACTGTTTTGCGATGTGTTTGCAGCTAATTTAAGGAAGAAATTAAGACGAGAAGCGGCTACGAATGGAGGAAGAATAACGATTGATGGAGAATCTTTTAAGCTGACTGAAAAAGGGTTGGAGGACGCTATATTACTCAATGAACAGTATCAGAAAAATCTGATGAATCTTATTGAGATAGAATCGAAGCGAGACAAGTTAGACACCCTATTTTGGGCAGTACAAAGCAAGGACAAGAAACTTAACAATTTGTTGCCAAAGATTGTACCGCAAGACTTTGAAAAAGAGCTTATTGAAGGAAAAATAAATACTTTTAAGATAGTGAAAACCGATTATTAATTTTTAAAAATTTTGTGTTATGGCTTTTGACAGAAGTAAGTACAAGAAAGCGAGTGTAGAATCAATTGATGAAACAGTAGGAAAAGCAGCCGCAACAATGGGCGGTGGTTTTGGACAAGGCGGCAGATCCTCATTTTTTAATCTGAACGAAGACGGAAGATATGTATTGCGCGTATTGCCGTCGTTGACAGGGAAACCCTATATGCCGAGAAAGATGGTTAAACTGCCTATTGAGTGTGCGGTATATGACAAGGACGGGAAAGACACCGGAAAGAAGGAAATTAGACAAAGAGACGTCTTTACTTCTGATATCCACAGCAACCGGATGAATGGAGAAGATGCAGTGCTGACCTATATCAGCCACGTGTATAACCTGGCAAATGATATCCAGGACAAGGAAGAGCGCGCAAAATTCCTCTATCCTATCAGCGGTTATCGCAACAAGCAAAAACAATGGATATGGGGCATGAAAGCCATGCTTAACTATGTGGCTTATGTATGGGCCGAAAATGACGTGTACCGTCTTGATTTGCGCCCGGATTGGTGGAAGAAAATGAAGAACATTTCTATGGAGCGCGCAGGCGGTTCTGACGATGGTATTATTAATCTTGACATCTTTTCTGACCCGGACGAAGGTTATCCGTTGATTGTCAATGTCACCACGGACGAAAACAAAAAGAAAAATTTCGACATTACTTGTGGTATGCCGGACGCTAATAAGCGCCAGACTTGGGACGATTTCTTTGCTAAAAACCGTGTATCAGACGAAGTGTTCGGTATCATGGAGGAATTGCCTACCCTGGATGATATGTATGTGGACGTATTTTCACGTAAAGACTGGGATATGCAGTTGGAAGGATTGGAAAGAATCGACGAGGAACAATCATACGGTATTTTCCAGGACGACGTATTCTTGAACAAACTCGAAGAACTTGACAAATTGGTTCCGGAAGAGGACGAAATCAAGGAAAAGAAAGCTCCTAAAAAAGCCCCCGAAACAAAGAAGGTGAAAACGGAGGAACCGAAAGAAGAGCCAACAAAGACGGAAAAGAAAGCAGGCGGTTATCCTACATTGACGAACCTCAAAAAAGAACTCCGTGCCTACATTGCCGATAACTACGAAGACAAGGAATTACCGGAAGAGTTGACCGTAGCCGAACTCCGTAAATGGTACGACATTGCACAGGAAGGTGGCGAACTGCCTTTTGAGGATTACGAAGAGCCGGAAGACGAAGAAAAAGGAACAGAAGAGACGAAACCGGAAGATACGGCAGTTGAAGAAAGGGAAGCATCAGCAAGCGTTCCTAATTCTATTGCATCACGGTTGAGAAACTTGAAAGCGAGAACTTCAAAATAAATCATACAAGGAAGGGTAATTTCTACCCTTCCATTATTCCTATTATTATGAAAAATCTTTACAGAATAATTCTCATTTCGGGGATGATAATATTACTCGTATTGTTATTTCTATCTATCAAGAAGGCAAGGGAAAACGAAAGGTTGCTATATGAAGTAGAATTTTATACTGATTCCTTAAACAGATACACGAAGATTTACAACTCTGAAAGTTTTTCCAGATTGAAAAAAGAAAACAAAGAGTTGTACAGCCGATTGAAGGAAAAAGAAGCACTTGTAGAAGCGGTGGAATTTGAATGGAAATACAAGTATGAAGGACTGGAAAGAGAGGTTTCCGAATTGAGGAAAACGGACAGCCTCTATACATTCAAGGAAGAAACCGATACGGTAGGATATGATTTGCAAGTATGGGCTACACACCTGGCAAAGTATAAGATTAACTTCAATTTAACCAACAAGTTTTTATTGACAAATCAGCGTATAGGAGACAGTAACCGTATGGAGATAACTTCCCAATTACCCGGAAAGATAGGCGATGTCACAATGTGGACGAAACCGGAGAAAAAGAAAAGATTCGGTTTAGGGTTGTCCGTAGGTGCCGGATATGGAGTATTCAATAAAGATTTTGATGTGTTTGTAGGATTGAGTGGAACGTATTTAATTTGGTAAGATTATGTTTGTACAGATAAACAATAAGAGGATAAAGATTACCTCTATCATCAGATACAATGACGAGGGATATTCACAGTCAACTCAGAAGTTCAGAATCGCTTTGAAAATATCCAATGTCTGGGAAAGCTTCTATTTTGACAAGGAAGTAGAGAAAGATAATGTTTTGAAAAATCTTGACAATACATTAAAGGTAACTGCATTATGACCGGGAAAATGATAATAAGTACAGACTGGCATTTGAAGCCGTCCAATATCGAAGAAATAACGGAATTGCAAAGGCAGGAATTGAACGTAGCGGAAGACAACGGTATAACCAATCATGTGTGGCTTGGCGATATATTCGATTCCCGTATATCACAGAGACAGGACGTTTTAAATGCTTTCTCCTCTATCCTTGATATGTATGCGAGGATGGAACACACAGTATATTGTATTCCTGGAAACCACGATAAGAGTGACTATAGTTCGGACAGGTCGTTTCTGGATGCGTTCAAGTATCATAAAGGGTTCAGATTGATAACTGATTTGGACGCTTTCGAGATAGGTGGTGTAATATGCTATTTTATGCCGTTTTTCGACAATGCGATATGGTTAAAAGGGATGGGCGATGTGTTGAAGGAAAAGAATCATAAGACGCATATACTGTTTACTCATATCGCTTTCCAGGGAAGCAGGAATAATGACGGTAGCGAGGTAGAAAGTGATATAAAACCTTCTTTGTTTAAAAATTTCGGCATGGTCTTTTCTGGACATTATCACGATTTCCAGGAAATAGGTAAAAATATTGTACACCTTGGAAGCATCACACAGAACAATTTCGGAGAAGACGATAAAAAGGGGTTTTGGTTATTGGATGATGATTTTACATACGCGTTTATTCCGTCAACAGGGAAGCGATACAGAAAGGTTACTGTGAACCTGGAAAACACGACTTTCAAGCAAGCGGATAAGATTGTAAAAGATTTTCAGAAGAAAAACAAGGAAGATTTTGTGCGCGTGGAATTCGTAGGTACGAAAGATGCAATTTCCTCCATTGACAAGGAAGAGTATAGAAAGCTTGGTGTGGATGTCAAAGTTAAGTCCGTAGAACTGGAAACGGAAGAGGTGGAGACAGCAGAAGAAATCAAAGCTTTGTCCGGTTCCGATATTGCAGAAAAATTCAAGGGATTTTGCGAACAGAACGATTACTCCTATAATGAAGGAATGGAAATTTTAAAGGAGGTGTTATAATGGGATTGGAAGAATTATTTGGAAGAATAGAGAAACGTTTCGGAAAGGAAGCGGTAGTAGGCAACGATATAAAGGTAGACACTGTGTCTTCCGGCAGCATGGCATTAGATGAAATATTGGGAGGCGGTTTTGCGCTTGGAAGAATACACGAAATATACGGAGGATTTTCGAGCGGCAAAAGCTCTGCGGCATTGCATCTAAGTGCATCCGTACAGAAAACGCTTGGGAAAGCGGTGGGGTATGTAGATACAGAACAAGCACTTGACCTGGAATATGCAAAAGCACTTGGAGTTGATTTAAGCCGCGACAAGTGGATAATGTCGCAGCCGGATAGTGCGGAACAGGCGCTTGAAATCGTGCGTGAGATGCTGGAGGTGTCGGAAATCGGATTGGTAGTGCTTGATTCGGTTGCCGGATTGGTGCCGGAAGCTGTTTTGCAGGGTGAGGCAGGAGATGCAAAGATAGCGCTTGTGGCGCGCCTTATGTCACAGCAGTTAAGTATCTTAAAAAACGTATGTAAGAAAAACGGAAACATCCTCCTATGTATCAATCAGACGAGGCAGAAAATCGGGGGTATGGGATTCGGTCCTACAACAACCACACCAGGAGGCGAAGCACTTAAATTCTACGCTACTCAAAGAGCGGAATTTGCCCGTATAGGCACGGAAAAGACCGATGGAGTGGCAACGGCCAATAAGACACAAATAAAGGTTGTAAAGAATAAGATTGCACCCCCTTTCCGTGTATGCCAGGTAATGTTGGAATACGGTGTAGGATTTGATACGGTACAGGAGCTTATAGATATGTCTATAAGAGAGGGAATTTGCTCTAAAAAGGGTGCCTGGTTTTACTATGGCGAGACACGTTTAGGACAGGGAATGGATAACGCTAAAAAAGCGTTATCGGATAAGGATTTGTTTAATGAAATTAAAAATAAATTGATAGAGACGTTATGTATCCCGAAAGATTGATATTAAGAAATTTTTTGTCATTTGAAGAATTTGATTACACCTTTACAAAGCAGACTTTAGGAGTGACTGGAGAGAACCGAACCGAGGAAGACCAGCTTTCCAATGGTAGCGGAAAATCAAGTTTGTCACAAGGCTTGTTCTACGCGATATATGGCGTTAATTTAAGAGGAAAGGAAGACAAGAAACTGATACGTAAAGGAACGAAAGAAGCTTATACCAAAGTTGAAATATTTTGTCAAAAACGTAAAGAAACGCTGATAATTGAGCGTACAATTCCGTTGAAAAGTTCTTCCAAAGTATCACTGACCCTAAAGAAAGATGATGTGGAGACATCCGTAACGGTAGCTACTGTGTTGGACGCGAATAAATACGTGATTAACTGGATTGAGATTACACCGGAAGACGCCAAGTCCTATTATATCGTAACCAAGGGTAATTATTCGTCTTTTTTTCGTTCGTCCAATACGGAGAAACTTGCCTTGATAAGTCGCTTTGTCAATTTCTCCAATATTGACAAGACAAAAGGCGTGATTTCCGAAAAAGTCGGAATATTGGAACAAGAATTGCACAAAGAAGAATGCTTGAAAAATGTTGCGGAAGGCAAGAAACAAGCCTATGAGGAACAGATACAGCAAGTGTTGAACGAAGACCCGGAAGAAAAGAAAAAGGGTATTATAGGTGAGATTCGGTCAGAAATATATTCTTTACAAATTCTTATTGAAGACCTTGTAAGGATGCGTATTCCCAAAGCGGAAAAGGATATCGAAGGCGTAGACAAGGATATCGAAGGGCTTATAAAGCTGAAAGAAGAAGTAAGTAAAGAACTTGAAAGCTTTGATATGGATGCTTACAAGGACACCTATAAAGAGATAGACACGGAAATAGCCGGACTAAAGAAAGACAAGTCAAACAAGGAAGAAAGGCGCAAGGATTATGCGCTGAAATTAGCTGATTATGAGAAGAAATTACAGAAGGTCGAAGTATTGCTTTCTGGTGTCATTGTGTGCCCTAACTGCAATCATAAGTTTTTTATGGATGCTGACAAGGATTTTGAAGAACTGGAGGCTGACAAAGAGGCTTATAAAACAGCCATTGATAAGAATACGGTAAAGAAAAACGAATATGAGACCTCTATAAACGAACTGGAAGACCTTATCTCCCAATACCAAGATGTAAGGAAAGAAACGGAAGAGGAAGAACGTAAACTGCGTGTCCGTCGTGGAAAGGTGGTTGATAAGATGATGGAGGTGGAAGACCGTATAAGGGAGTTTGAACGCGAGAAAAAGGGATATGAAAACTCCATTGTAAAGATGCGTTCAGAAGTTGAAACAAACCGTTCTCTTATTGATTCCAAGACTGGGTATATAGAGGAGTTGAAAAAGCAGAAAGCGGAAAGACCCTCTATCAAAGACCAGGAAAAGGCGGTAGAAAAACTTTCCAAGGACATAGAGGAAGGTAACAAAAAAATTCTTGACATAAAGAACGGTATTTTTAAGGTACAGCAATGGGATAGCCGATTCAAGGACTTTAAGATGTATTTGGCAATGGAGCAGATAAAGAATATCCAAAGCGCGGCCAATGATGTACTAAAGAAAATGAAAAGCGATTTGCGTCTGATGATTGAAGGTTTCAAACGGAACGCGAACGGAACATTGAAAGAGGAGATAACGCCCTATGTTTTCCGTGACGAAATGGAAAGCTTTTTCTTCTATTCGGGCGGTGAACAGGCACGTGTGGAAGTGGCTCTTATCATTGCAATACAAAGCATGATTAATGCCACAAAACAATATGGAGGCATGGATTTTTTATTGCTGGATGAAGTGTTGGAAAGCAGCGATTCTTTGGGTATAGAAAATATAATAGCTTCTACGGAGTTTTTGAAACAATCAATATTGATTGTTACGCATGTACCAAAGCTTAATGACGAGATAAAGCAACTTAAAGTAATAAAAGAAAACGGAATATCAAGACTGGAGGTGTAACATGAAAGTATTTATGGGATTTGACCCCGGAACAAAGGGGTTTGTATCAATGATTGCGGAAGATGGAACCTTTGTCAAGGCTGAACCCATCTTTAAGGATATTAAGGTAGTGGATATGATAGAGACGGCAAACAGGCTGCTTGCTTTTGTCGAAGGGTACGAAGTCCGGCATGTCGTGATAGAGGATGTGCATGCACTGTATGGTTCTTCGGCAAAAGGAACGTTTACGTTCGGTTATAATTCGTGCGTACCGGAATTTTTCTGTGCGATTGCTGGATTACCCTATACCAAGATACCGCCCAAGAAATGGCAGTCAGACATGCACAAGGGTATAAAGATGGTAACAAAAAACGATGGTACCAAGACAGTAAAGGACGTAAAGAAAATGAGTATCGTGGCTGCACACCGTATTTTCCCGGATGTGAGTTTAAAACGGTCCAGCAGGAGCCTAAAGGACGATGATAACTTTGCCGATTCTTTATTGATGGCTGAATATGGACGTAGACATTTTAAATAATAGGTAACTATATACCACTTTGCACTAAATATTAAATTCAATAAAGAATAGAAA